GTCATATTTTCCTTATTGAAACTTCACCCATCGTGCGTTAAGCGGTGATGGGCACCCCTGAGATTGTTGTCAGACCAAATAGCCGCTGACGGGCCTTGTTGCTACCGCTGCTACTTTTTAGACATCGTTCTCAGCTAACTCACTTTCCGTGAACTTCTTTAGGTTGCGGAGTTCCCACAAACTACGTTGGTATCTACGGAATGTTTTGTTGCCGGAAGGATGCCCAAAAATCTTGTGAGCTTGGTACTCGGTTAGAATCTCTTTCTTAATGAGTTCCATCAAAACCGTTCGCCAACCTCGAAACTTTTCGCCCGCTGGAATGTTATGACGGTCTAGTCTAAGGACGGACCATTCATACATTGCAGGTGTCTGCATAAAACACGCATAACGGGCCCTTTGTACTTGCTTAGGAGGGATACACCAAAGTCCTACAGTACTTGGCATTCCGTTATATACTGTAAAGCATTTAATACCGGCGGCTCGTAACTTAGCTAAAAATTCATCCGTAGACATAGGATTAACTTTACGAGCTAACTCATTTGTTAAATCCTGTTGGTCTTCTATTTGATAAACTTCCGCCATCTCATCTGAAATTTCTTTTTCAGCTGCAAATGACTCCTTAACAAACTGTCGATAATCCTCTGGCCACTTCACCCAATTGGGGGTTCCCCCCGCTAAAATTTGCTGAATAGATGCCTTCGTAGTAGGAAGGTCGTGATAGCTTTTTATGGGGTCATCGACGTGCTTTAGCCCATTCACAGTCTCAATTCTATTGTCTACTGCCATTGGATTCTCCACATAATGAGCATTTTAGATTTATTATTCCACGCTTAACATGCCAACGCACATGGCTGGCGGCACGACCGCCCAAAGAGCATATCTCGACGGTATGTAAAGATAGTATTTGTTGTGTTTCAGACTGACGATGCTTTTGACTTTCTGACATCTTTAATTTAGACTCTTCAGAAAATACTCTACCTAAAGAAGACAACCCAATATTCCGCCTATGTTCTTCAGAGAATGTTCTTCCTTTTCCAGCTTCTGACATCTTTCTTTTCGTTTCTTCTGACCTTTTGATACCCAGCGGTCTCTTATTTCCTAACGCCGCATTCGAGATAGCTTTTTTAGCCTCATCTGAATGCTTATATCCTGAAGAGCCTTCGCCGCCGTCTGTAACATTATATCCATAAGGAACCTTAGTTCCTAGAATAGTAATTAATCTACGCTCATAAAAATCGGCTTCGCTTTTTGTTTCAACTACTACGAGCGTTTCTACATCAAAACTATTAATTCCGTACTTCTGTATAGCAAAATACAAACAAGAATTTCTTTGACTATTGGTAGGACACTGGTGACCTTTCCAACGAACTTCTAACGGTCTGGACGTTTGCCCGACATACTGCTTTCCGTTAATTTTGTTTGTTACAAGATAAACTAGCATTAGACTCCTCACGAAAAGAGTAGGGATTAAGGGAGCACGTTCGTGCGTACTCCCTCAATCTGAATCTTAACACAAGATGGCCGTCCGTGTCAAGAAGTTTTTACTTTACTGAATGGCTGGTACCGAATCAATAAAGCGGATACGCTGGGTGTTTAGACCAGTCGCCGGTGGAAGCGTTACGGTTTGCAATCGCTTCCTACTTTTTGTTACTCGCTTTCGCGGAGCCAATCATTTCTGTTGGCTTCATACAGTTTGTTTCCTGTATGTTCAGACTATTGCATCACCTTTCGGTGTTCTCTCACTTAGTCGTTCAGGCTGCTTTCGCTTGCCCCTCGTTGGCTTCTCAGCGTTCGAGTCAATACAGAGAGAATTTTAATTCCACCATTCCGAATTTCAATGGAATCTGTAACTTGCCCAGCCCCCAATTGTTGCGGTCGGGTCGAACGAAGACGGCGGCGCGTCAGTTACAACGCGGCAGTCAATCGTGCGCCAATCGCCTTCATCAAGGTCGGTGTCTCCCGGAACCTGTAGCCACACACCAATCATCGCATAGTTGCCGAAGACATATGTGCGGTATGCGGTCTTCGTGGTCCCGCTGTAGTTAGCAGTCTTGGTCACGAATGGGGTTTGACGGAAGAGGATATTCGTGCCAGGTAGCACGATTTCTTTCGTCTGGTCGCTGCCAGCCATTTCATCGAACTTCTTTTGCCCACTCTCGGTGTGCTTCCAGTTGTCGATGATGGAGTTGTTTACCGTTGTCGCGTTGTAAATATCGCCCAACACGTTCGGAGAAACTACGCCGTAGAACATACCCTTTTTGCAAGGTAGAACGTCGGCGCTAACTAGCTGCTGCTTCATTTCACGAACCGTGGCTAGGTCTAGCGTGAAAGGACTTGCAAGCAAGCCGCTCTGGTTCACGTTTGCGTCAACGCCAGAAGCGCTATCCGCAACCGCGCTGTACAATTCACTGATGGACTGACCGGCTTGATAGCCGAGTTCCACAGCGGAATTGCCAACGAGTTCGTCAATCGAAGATGCGATTGCGAACGCACTGAAGTTAGCATAGTTGTTCCATTCACCAACCTGGGCTGGTGCGGAAATCTGGCTGATAACTTCTGGTGCTCCGACTACTCCGTCGGCGTTTTGTACAACGTCGCCTGTTATGGTGTTGTACTGGAAGAACTGGCGGTTTACGCCCATGTGCAATCCCTGCACACGACGCTCTGCTACGGCTACGAAAGCGTCTGTTTCTCCCTTAAGATTGGGGATTAACTCCTTATCGAACAAGATGGCTTGTGCGGTAAGAACGTTTGATACGTTTGACCCCGAAGGGTTTGGTCCACTCATGGTGGCTCTTTATCTCGTGAATTCGTCTCTATTAGACGTTGCTGGCTACAGGAATCCCCGCCGCTCGAAGCTTAGACACGTATTCAGTGTTCTTCAGCTTCTTACGTAATTCGTCCGAGGACATCTTCTTCATCTCCTTTAGCAATTCAGCCCTAGTAGTCGTTTGCGGTTGCTGTTGCGTCTGGGGGCGCTGTGCACTTAGCGAGCCCGGGGCAATGCCTCCGTTGACTCCCGGTCGACGGGCAGCTGGTTGCGCATTTGGCGCGGCTGCAGACGGCGATTCCGGTGCTGCCGATGCCGGTTGAGAAACCGGAACGGCTGGCGGTAATACTGTTTCCGCTGACGCTGCAGGAGGTGCCGTTATTGACGGCGTTGCTACTGCAGGAACTGCGGATGCATTCGCTGGTGTATTTGCCACTGCGACTGCGGGTGCTTCTACGACTGGTGCCTGAGGTACAGGCTTTGCCAATCGAGTTTCGTTAGCCACGAAAGCTAATTCGAGATTCTCATAGGATAGCTCCAGTTGATTAGCTGCGAGCCATGCCCCTATGATGTTCGAATTTGCTTCACATGGTTGAAAATCTTCTTTATGGTCGGCTATCCAAGCATCAACAATAACCTTGCCTTGTGCTCGGGCGGTTGCACGAGCAATCTCTGCTTCGCGGTCGGCCTTTGAAACCTTACTAATAGCGTCCTTAAGTTTAATCGGGTCTTTTTCTTTAGCTGCTTCTTCAACAGCGACAGACGCCTCTTGTTCAGCTTTCTGAACTTTCTCTTGTGCTTGCTTCTGCTCAGTTCGAGCTTCAATGCTCGTAACTCGATTCTTCTTCACGCGCTCTGCATAACGAACTGCGTTAATGTGAGCAGCCTTTAACTTTTCAATAACTTCTTCGTTAGACCAACCCTCAATATGCGTGGGGCGACCAAGTGGCGTGCCGTCTTCGGCAGTCACTTGATAATCAATAACAATCTTTTTCTTTTCTTCTACGGCTGGCTGAGCAACCTCTTCAACCTTAGGTTGTGCGGCTTCGGCCAATCTGGCAGCGGCGGCTTCAACTTCTTGCTGATTAGCTATTGCCAAGTCGGCGGCAATCTGAGCTGCTTCTTCAGCTGTTGGGGCTGCGTGCTGGGGCTTCGGAACGTAGTCCGGGTCATTAAGCATCTCGGAAGCAATTGCTTTGCCTTCCGGCGTCTGCAACAAAGCATTTACAGCTGCTAGCTGCGACGGATTGCGCATTGCCGATTTCAAATCTGCTAATGTGGCTGACTCCAGCCAAGTTAAATCGATTACTGTGTTGACGTCCATATTTTATCCTATAACTGCATTCATTTTGCTACGCTCCCGAAGGAGATTACTGACTACTTTGTTGCTTTTGTTTCTTAGACTTAGCCGGATGAATACCGAACACTTTCTTTACGGCATCATTAGACTCGCCCACTTTAGCTGGGTGAATTCCGAAAACATTATCAACAGCTTCCTCGGCCTCTTGATGCTCCGAGGCTTCCTGTCTCTTGACTGAATCGGCGTGCTCGAAAACAGATTGAAACAACCAATCGCTAAACTCTGATATATTTCGAGAACGTCGACCGCGCTCCACTACCAAGCGCTCATAATCGGATGATTCAGGGTCTAGCCTTGCGATGTCTTGCGTAACACGTAGGCATGCTTCATTAGCTAATTCTATGATGACCTTGAAGCCAGGCGTCATAGTTGTCTGCAAAAGCAGAGCCTTTTTTACCGGTGACAAATTCTCACATAATATTCTTCTAGTTTCTTTCTTTTCAGCCATTGAATACCCCTTATTGTGAATCTATTAAAGTGTTGCTTGGGAACCGAATCCTTGCGTACTGTTCTGTCCTAACAATTCCGGGTCAGTTGCCTTTTCAATTGCTGCTCTAAACCCTTCGTTGCCCGCCTTGCCTAATTGCTTCTGGTCTTCAAGTTGTTGCTCTTGCTGAAACTTCTGAAGTCCCATCTTCTGAGCTGCTTGTGCCTGAGCTGCTTGCAGTGCCGCAGGAGAGTTCATATCATGCTTCTGCTTCTCTTGAGGCGTCATCTTACGTAGAAATGGCTGAGCAAACTTCCAGCCTGCGCCACGCGCAAATTCATTAAAGATTGCCGGGCCATCCCACATATAACCAGCATCCATAACGTTCTGTGAGAACGTTGGATTGTTAGTCATCTGCAGAATAACCGGCAAGAACTGAAGCATTTCTTTCTTAGCGCCTAGCTTTGAGCCTGCCAAAACTTCGTATTCAATCTTTGCGTTACGGAAGTCGACATGGTCGACCATGTAACCTTCGCCCAATTCGTCGCCGAGAATGTCTCGAATTACAGACGTTGGAAGCAAATCATTGTTTAACTCGTCCATCTGATACAACCATGGCTCAAATACTTGGCGAACGAATCGTCCTGCAGGGCCGTCCAGTCGAGATGCGTTGGCTTGAATAACAGCCGCCGAGCCCGTACCAGTTCGCATACCAGTGGCTTTGCCGCCCATGGATGCTGCACCTTGAACGACTTGTTCATTAGCGCCAGATGTTGCTGCACCAGAAGTCTGTGCTTGCGAAATAAACTGCCAAGCTTCACCTGGGACTGGCGGCATTTGCAAAAACTTAAACGCTTTATCAACGTCTTCTTCGACGTCGATGATACCGCCTTGACGCCAACGAATGTTTTGCGTAGGTGTGTTAAAACCCTTCTTACGTACGGCGGTCGGTTGAAGACCATAAGCCAACAAATCGAGCGCAAGATTAGTTACACCCTGCTCTACAATCTGTTCGCTACCAATCAACAAGCCAAGTCCCTGACCATAGAAGTTGTCAGGAATATTACGCCAGTTAAAGCTGTAGAACGGAATCTTTCCGTATGGGTTGACTTCGTTACGAATTAGAATGTTGTGACCGTCGAAGGACAAAACAACAATAACTTTCTCGTTGTCCCAACGCTCCAAAATTTCCATGGGAGCTACGTTAGGGTCAGACGACGTCTTATAGCTACGCGGCAAAGCGTGTTGTAAATACCCCATCATTCCTTCCGGAATGGTCATGGTGATATTGTCTGGCCCAGACGTTACACCGTTTGCGAAGATATCTCTAAGCACATCCTCTTCGGGAATGTTATAGCCTTCTGTGCCACGCAGGTAATTCAAATCCGCGAATGTGGCATAGTCGCGATAAACAACCCAACCGGCTCTTCGGATATCCCCTACGCGACAGCCAGGGTTAACTAGAACCGTACGAATATCACAATACTTAAGCCAGGGATTAGAAATCTTTTTATCAAAATATTCAAATGTAGACTCATCCGAATCCGGGGTATCCACTAACTTCGTTGTGCCATCCGGTTGCGGAAGCGAAAGCTTCTCAGCCTTGCGCTTATACTTCTTCATCTTCTTTGTATATTCTGAGTAACCGAACTTCATGATGCCGGTACCTAATAAAGCGGCTTGTTCGAGAGTACGTTCTGTTTCTTCCTCGAACTTCATGAAATCTAGTTGTGCTGAAAATACTGCAGTCTTAGCAGTAACAACTTCTGGGGTTGTGCCTGGGCGAGGACGCAACAACATTGGAGGGTCCTCGAAAAATATTCCTCCCATAATTTTTGGTACGATTGATGAGATGTGGTTACTCACCATGTATTTTGGAACAGACGCCTGACCGACATTACCGCCGTCGAAAGCCGATTGCGTCGCTGGCGATTGATACAACAAATCCGCCATTGTCCAACCATTTGCCCACTGCTGAATATTAATGTAATTATCTGCTGTGTTTGTATCGTCTAAAACGAGCTTGACTGCCGCGCTGTCATTGAACTGAATAGTGTCCGTTTCTTTATCTACGTAGGTATTATCTTCAGTTATCTCATTCGCAGGAGTGACGTACAGGTCATGTATCTTCTGTTGAATTCTTTGGTCCTGGTCGCTCACGAATTCCTTCTATTTAGGCTCTCATTCCATTTCCGCCAAACAATTTTGACATCATTGCTCGTCGGGGGTCAGGTTGCGGTTCGACCGGCACTACCTCTGTCGGCTTATTAACTGTTGGTGAAGGACCACCAAACATGGCAGCATGCTGCGCTTTCAGCATAGCTTTACGCTGCTGCTCGTCCATTTCACGTTGAGCTTCGGATGGGTCACCGTTACCATCGCCTCGCCAACCTTTTGGTAAAAATTCAATTAAGAAAGACAAGGCGTCGGGGATGTCATCTTTACGAGTGGCTGTACTCTTCTGCCCGTTGTAAGCCTTTAGCTGTTTAAAAGTCTCATCAATCCAAGCGCCATTAACAAAATGGAGCCTATCATCGTTTAGAAGAATTTCGAGTGACTTCACGCGATTTCTTTTTGCGTTTGCGTGTGTGTCGACTTCTTTCCACCAAATGGCGTTAATGATATTTGAGCCTAGAACCTGGGATTTGAGAAGAAGATTATCCTTCAACAAATCGGCTCCGTTGGCTTTTTCAATTAATACACTTTTCGGATTCCACTTCTTATGAAAAGCTATCATCTGGTAAACTAACTCAGAAGACTTCCACTTATCATAAATAATGTCGAGAACCGCTACCGCATATTCTTTGTTTTTATTTTGATAAACTATCGCGGTTACACCAACCGAGAAGTCTGATGTCTTGTGGTCCGAGTAAGCCCAATCCCAGGCTTGAAAAACCTCTCCGACCTTTGGGGCTGATTCTTTCGGATAACAGTGGGCTCTAAGAACTATTTCTTCAAAGTGATTAGCAAAAAGGTCGTCAACGCTAACGTCTGTTGCTTCATTAAGCTGTTGGTTTTTGAAGCTGCGCTCATCCTTTTCATCGAGAATGTTTCGGAGCTTAGACCATCCAAGCTTATAAGGAAATACGAGCTTAGCTCTTTTTTGCTCGATAATATCTGTAAGACGTAGTTCACCCCGGTCATACAGCAACTGGTCTTCAGCAGACAGTACCCAGCATCCACGGCACGAGTATCTGAACGGCGCGACGCGCTTTGTTTCCGGGTTCGGGACAGAACGCATACCATACATATCAACCGTATAGTAACGTGTACCCGTGATATCAATCATACCCCACGGGTCGCAGTTATCATTCTTGATGCTATCAAACTCGAACTTTAGTTCCGCACGCATTTCATCATCTGCGGAATTCTTTGGGTCTACAACGTCGTCGCCCTTTAGAATGTCCATGTGGTCACCGGTGCTCGATGACTCCATGGATGTAACCCAAAGAGTATCTTCTTTAGACCAGACGTTGCGGGCGGGACATAGAATGGGCTCTTTCGAACGTCCATCCACACCGACCAATATAAATTCAGGGAACAGCATTTGAAATGCTGTAGGAATGCCTTTGGTCGGCAAATAAAAATATCGCTTAATTTCTTTCGCCAGCTTCTTCGCCAAGTGACGGAAAGCTGTAATGAACATCACTCGAATGTCCGGGCAGTTGATAACCCACTGTACGGCATCCACGCCATTGATAGTGGACTTATACGCGCCACGCGACTCTAACAAAATCATTTCACGAGTCAATGTTTCGCCTGGTACGATATCCGTACCGACATTGGCGAAGCGCTTCTGCTTCATCATCATTTCGTGAAAATCATCGATGGTGTATTCAGGAAAATACATACCGTCGAAATTCTTTTGCACGAATTGGTCGCAGACATATTGATGGACGGAGTGAAACACGCCCTTGCCCAACAAACGGCAAAGCCAGAACAAATCCTTGCGGGCCTTGTCGCGAAGGTCGAGCCAGCGTCTGAATGAGACGACTTCGTCCACTTCTTTGAGCAATCTATATTCGACGGCACAGTTGGGCTCAAGATTAATTTCAGTCCCGGCGACCTCTGTTGTTACCGCACGAATACTGAGTCTTTGCTGAGACGGATTGGGACGGTTCTCTTTCTTTTTATTAGGACGCTTATCTTTTTTGTCTTCCGCGTCTTCATCGTCCGCTTCTTTATCTAGTATGTTTGCGCCTTCGTAGATTGCTAGAAGGTCAACACAACTACGGCACTCACTCTTATAATATTTACCAGACTCGTCTAATTCTTTGGCCCATACAAAATCTAGCTCATGCTGAGTAACTCTACTTTCAGCCTCTTCCAAAGTAGCTTTAGAGTATGGTTCCGTAAGTCCTTTTTCGCGGGCACGCTGATTTGCTTTTCTCTGTCTTGCTGCTTCTCTTTGTGCTTCCGTGGGCATTAGGACTCCTAAATTTTTATTGATTCAATGCTTTCTTGGCCTCGTCTCTCATTCGTTGAGCTTCATTAAGCTCCGATGCCATGCCAGGGTTACCCCCGGGAATTGTTCCCACACTCTCAGACTTTCGAGTAGCGTGTGGGAGTTTGTAAGATGCTTTTGAAAACTCGTGAGGTGCGAAAGTCGACGTTGGATTACCTTCGACGCTTTGTGTAAATTGATTTGCTCTTGCTAGCGCCTTTTTTGCGCCCGTTAAGATTCCTTCTACACTGTTTGGTGTGCTCATATTTTAACTTCCCGCTCGAATATCTTCTTCTGTCTCGCTCTCTTTCAAAAGAGCGGCGGCTTCGTATCCATTTGGAGATTTGAAGACTCCAACTACCCCGCCTGGTTCAACTTTTACTTTATTGTAATCATCGTGAAGCAAACGAGAGAGTTCTCTCATAACGGAGCCGTGAACACAAGCAACGGCTGGCTTACCAGCCTCTTCACCAATCTTAATGACTTGCATAATCTTTGGGTCGACGCGGTCGCGGAAAGCACTGACGCTTTCTCCGCCTGGAATTACTTCGTTCGGATTCTTACGAAACCACTCAAGTCTCTTCTTGTTCTTCTTGGTCTTGGGCAAACCAGAGAACTCACCAGTATCTAAACTATCCAAACCTTCGACCTTGGCGGCTTCCATACTTTTAGCGGCCATCAAGGGTTCTAACGTTTGAGCCGTTCGTTGCATGCCGCTGTGAAATGCGGCACTAAACTCTCGGGCAGCAAAGTAAGGAACTAACTCTTCTGCCTCACGGTGACCGTCTTCATTGAGGGGAATATCAAGGTCCCCTCGGAAGCGTTCTTCCTTTTTGGGCCCTTCCTTCTCATTGAAATCAGTCTCTCCATGGCGTATGAAAAATGCTACTATCTTCATGAGACCTGTTTTTTTTTTAATGTAGTTCGCTAAATGGGCAGCCAGCCTGGATGAATTGATACATCTCAACGGCCACCTTTGTAATCTCTTCCATCATAATCCGTTGATAGACTACGATACCAATAAGAGCGACAACAGAGACTGACAGGACACCAATTAAAACAGTTTTGAATTTATCGGACATTAGAATCGCCCCACTTAGGAATATTAAATTGATTTTCCATAGAACGAGGAGATGCTACATAAGAACCATGAATGTCCAGCCCTGCTATTTGAGACTTTATAACTGAAATAGGCTCAACCCAAGTTGGGGTTGTAGTACCATCGATTCCTGCAATAACAATACCAATAACGGATTGCGTCTTCTCAGACACAACCGAACTTCCGCTTGCACCATGAGAATCAAATTGGGTTACTTCAAAAAACCCGGACATCGGGCCTTGTGTTTGAACCGTACTAGAAACAACACCTAGACTAACTTCTTTTGCTAAAGCCAATGAAAAATTAACATCTACAGTCTTGTCGTTTATACGAACGTCGCTTTCATCACCTAGCGGAATAACAGAAAATTTTTGGTCAGTAGGAAAATAATAAACAGCCCAATCGACCGGGCCCTCTTCTTTCGCGGCAATAAGCTTGACTGGAAAAAGAGTCTTACCTAAGTCGGTAGCCACGCTGAAAGTCATATCAGCTGGCATATCAGGGTCAGCAGGCGTACAGTGACCAGCAGAAAGCAGTTCATAACCGCCGTCTACCTTTGCTATTACTTGTGCCGAACAAAGAAATTTATCTTTGGCACCTATCTGTTCGCTACTTGCGTACAAAGCCAAAGCGCCATTGTATACCTTGCCGTCAAAGCCCTTCGGCTCTCCGATTCCTTTTCCGAACAAAGTTGTTCCAAACGTAAGGAGTACTGCTAAAACTACAGCGGCTGCTTTCTTCATGCTAGGTATTACCTGTGATTACGGAGAGAGGAATGGTGCTGTGTTCGTCCTCTAATACCGTTTACTTCTTATCAAAATCTTCTCTACCCACTTCTCTTTGCTTACGCGAATGATAATCATCTAACGCATCATGAGCTGCAAGAATACCCGTTATCGCCGTTATCGCTGCCGCAAAGTTTCCATCGAGCTTACCTCTAAAGGCTAGCACAATAGTTGCTACTCCGAATATGATTGCCCAAAATTCAGAGAGTCCACCAGCGAACTGATACACCGGCAGCAAGGTGGTACTCTTCAATGCTTGACCAACTTTATCTTTCCAACTCATTAGTGCTTAAAGCCTTTCATCGTAGCGGCGAAATTGGCCATATGCTTAACGTGAGGATTGGAACTGTTCTTAGCTGCAGCCAAACGGTCGGCAGGAATAGTCTCGCCTTCGGGAATATGAAGTGCACGATGAAGTCCTCCACGACGAAGTCCGTGCATCGCACGATATAATGAAACGTTGTGCTTAGCCATTTTACTTCCCCTGCATCATGCCAGGAACAACTGGCGGAGCAAGAGGCTCATTCTTTTCGTCGTTGCCTTCGCCTTCGTTGGGTTCACCCAAATGGTCTTGAAGAGCATCGTGGACGCCGTCCAAATCATGGTGCGCGGAGGAGTGCACCGAACCATCCTTGTGATGACGGTCCATCGTATGACTTCCATCCTCGTGGTGATGTACTGTGGTATGCGTATGGTCTTTATGGCGAGCCATGATTACCAACCGCCTTCTTTCTCAGCCCCGCCTTGTTCCGACCGCTTGTTAAAGTCGTACGCCTTCTTACGCGTAGTCTTGTTTTCTGGCATCGGAGCATGCAAAACCTTTTCTGGCTTTGGGGCCTTACCGTGACGAAGAGTCTCATGATTACTCTCTCCACTCGGGGCATCGTTTGAGCCTTGGTTATTGCCAAGACTATTGGTTACGCCCTTGATGTGAGCGGGGTGTACAGAACCGATTTCCAAACCTTCACCCAACGCGACGTCGGGGTGCTTGCCTTCACCGCTGTGCTTCTTTTTCATAAAAATTCCTTACTTCTGAATTTGAACTAATTTCTAACGTCGATACTTATATGTACCGTTGAATTCTTCTTCCGAATTGTTACCTTGGACTAATTTTTGTGCTTCGCGCCAGGATATATTCTCACCTTCATGACCATCACAGCAATCATCCCAATCAACGCTTTGACCCTTATGTTCGGACATTGCGTCGGAAGTTTCATCTTGCTCTTTAGACATTAACTTACAAGCGCCGTCTTCACCCTTACCATCAGTTATGACGAAGTGTTTGCAAGGAGCACCTTGCTTGAAGCCGCCACAATTAGTTCCGGTAGGAGACTTTGCCCACTCCAAACCGGTTTGGTCGGCGGCTTTCTCTCCGGTAGTGTTAACATTGTAAACGACTTGGTCGTCTCCAACTACTAGCGGAGTGCCACCACGTTGATAAACACAAACCGGCGTATAGGTCTCGTTGCCTTTTACAACTCGGTCAATGACAATATCGGGCCCATGAATCTGACATCTCTTTTGATTGATGTACAAGAACGGGCAGTTAAAACAAGACTTCGGTTGATTGCCCGTGTCTTTGCCGCCGACAAACGCTAGCGCCCATCTCTGTACACCAGATGCTGGTTCTATTTGTACTAGCTTATCTGCCATTATCTTTTCGAGCCTTTCTAGCTATTGAGTAAGAGGCATGAGAGTGTTCGTGAACATGTTCAGGAAGACTCTTATATTTACCTTTCGTTGCTTCATCCCATTCGTGCAGAGCTTTCTCACCGAGAATCTCTGGGTGCGCGTGAAGGTAGCCTTGTTGCGCTTTGCTTTCGAATGGCAATTTACTTCTCCAATAATGGGTCTACATCCGCGAGGGAATGCACAAAGTTATCTTTGCGTCCCGAAAGAGTTTTCAAGTCTTGTTCGATGTGGGAGAGATGGTTTGTCAATAAGGTATTCATTCCTGTTTGAAGACTACTAACTCCCGTCTCCATGACTTCCATATGCTTCTGGGCTCTCTCGAAAAAATTAATTAAAGGCTGAACTAATCCTCTAGCCTTCCATCCCGCTATGCAGAACCCTATAAAGAAACCGGCGTCTTTTAACGTCGAGACTAACTCGGCTACTGTCATAGTACTGGGGCTTAACATGGGTTCCTTAGAAAATTTGCCAAGGCTGTAACGAGGCTGCTCGGGGTTTCACCGGTCTTCGCAGGGGTAGCTTTATAAAGTAGCGTACCGCCATGGGAAAAGAAAAGGGACTTCCGCTAAGAAGTCCCCAATGATTAATCGGTTGTGATCGCGAATTCGTAAAGAGCTGCTGCGTTGGACGCATCACTCGTGGTGAAGGTCACGCCAACAACCAATCCGAACGGAGCCTGAGCGCCTACCGTGCCAGGTCCACCAGTTGCCGAAGACAACGATGCTGGAACCGAACCACCCGCAAAGTTGATACCAGATACGGTTGTATCTGTGCTCTTCGGAGTCGAGTTAACCAACGCGCCGTTCTGATATGCGTTGTAGCTGCCACCAACGATACCCGACAGGGAGCTGCCATACAATTGAGCCTTGATTGCCCAAGTGTTAACGATACCCAAAGCCGACGGAGTTACCGCGCCGGTGCTTGCGATTGTGGTGTAAACTGGGTTAACAGTGTACGAACCAGTCGAAGCGTTCGGGGTGACAATCTGCAAACGAACTGTAACGGTTGCCGACGGGTCGCCGGTGTCGTTACCAAATTCACCAACTGCAATCACGTTGAACATCTGCCCGTTCAATACGCTGGCTGGCGGAATGAACAACGCGCCGGTTGCGTTTGTTGCGGACGGTGTCGCTGGGCTCGCACCAATCGATGGGCCTAGCAAACGTGGGAAATACTTAATAGTCGTGCCGGTTCCGCCAACTTTGGACGGAAATAGGCCGCTAACTGAAAAATCGTAATTCTGTGCCATGGTTTACCTTTATCTACGTTCCGTCATCAGGGTCGCCGTCGACGGAGCGCTTTAATAGCAAACAGAGCTTGGGTCGTGCTGCTCTATTCACTCTTTCTGAGCCTCTTGGACTCTGAAACTTTTACTTTCTATTATTTACTGCTTTAACTTTAGCAGTAGTATGCTGGGCAACTGTTGCAGCATGGTCAATAGTACCATCCGCTCTGCGTACCGTATTTGTGTCACCAAAAATTTCCAGCTCAGCTGCTTTTGATTGAACTTGGTCCACTCGACCGTTCTTATCGAAAATGTCTAATAGGTTTGCCGCATCCGAAGGGTGGATGTTTTGTCTTACATTTGATGCTGTCATGAAAATCTCCTAAAACCTTTATGATGCGTTCGATGAGCTAGCTGATACTGGTAACGGGACGTTTACGCCAGTAACATTGTTTACGCCATCTACAGGAACAGAAACCGACTTACGATACACGAAACCTACGAATGGACCCGCTGTAATACCAGACGTATTAGCAGTGATTAGATATAATCCAGCAGTCAATCCAGAGAAAGTAAAATTTCCGCTAGCATCCGCATTGGCAAACAACGTTGGCAAAGAACCTAGACCTTGAGCCAACGGGTCACATTGAATAAACGCTCCTGACGCCGAAGCGCCCCCGGCGTTTCCTGAAATTGATGAACTCATGTTTTATCCTTAGACGTAGCTAGCGGAGAAAATAACCGAACTTACTGGCGGCGTAGCGCCCGCAGTACCACCGGTTGTTACGCAAGCTGCGCTCAAAGCCGTGCCGAACGTCTTGCCTTGGGCTGCGCCTGTGAAAAAATATTGCGTGATAACGGCACCGGCTGGAACATAGATAACTTCATCGGGAGACGTCACGCCAATCGTTACAGAGCCGGATGCCAGGTTCCACAATTTAATATAGCTGGCCGCTCCACCATTGGCCGAATTGTCGACCGTTACCGAATAAAGCTTAGCCGAGGATGCTTTAACGCCATCAATAGAAGCACCAATCGCAGTGTCTTGGAATACAAATAAACCTGCGGGTGTAGCGACTTCAACTTGCGTGATTGCCACTTGACTCTCCTACTTCCAAACCCAACCACAAGTTGGGCAAATTTTAATCTCTCCGGACTTTTTAAATAGAAGCCGGTAACAACGAGCACAAAGACGACTCCACATAGGAGCCTCCCGCACTACGAGTTAATTAGGCTCCGTGCGCAACTCCGAGGAAGTCTAGCCAGTAACTTACGTTACCGCCCACATTGATTACTTGGATGATATCTAAATTGGAGGGATTAGTGAAAGCATTTGCGAACAACTGAGCTACTGAAGCCGAAGAACTAAGGGTAGTTTGAAATTGACCCAGGCGGGTATTATCTGCTGCTCCGCTTTGATTAGACGTGGCAGGCTTGCGAACAACGCCATTAAAATCTACGTTGAGAAGAACATTGTTACCGTTGTCGTCGACGATTTGAAGAACGTCCAAATTTTGAAGTGGTCCGCCGACGTTGGCTAGGGCTGTTACTAAGGACTGTCCTGCAATTTGCGCGAGTACTGCTGTTGGTGTTGGGTTTGCCATGATTCTCCGTACTACTTTAAAAGTTTGGTTCGGGCGTGTGGATTCGGACCACAATGACGACTTTCAGAGAGTCGCATCCTACCGTTGAATGACATCCGAACAGAAAAGTTTGCGGCGTCATTATCGAGGCATTTCTCGAACGTGCGGGGCTGTTTTATCCGCTTAGTGTTTCACAGCCTTGACGGTTACTCTTGCAAGATTGGATGGGGCGGAAGGATTCGAACCTTCATAGCCAGATTCAAAGTCTGGCGTCCTGCCGTTGGACGACATCCCATTAGAAAATTTGCCCGTTTGGACTTCAACCTCCACGGTGCCGGGGGTGTTAGTTCCGCGTGCATCACGATGCTAACAACACCGGACGCGGTTTATATCTAAAAATTGGTCCCGAGAGTTAGATTCGAACTAACGCTTACCGCTCTTCAGGCGGGGGTGCTACCATTACACCATCAGGGGATTGGCGGAGAGGTAGACGAATCGAACGCCCGTCTTTTCAGACGCCTCCGGGTTCGAACCGGATTGCCCACCATTGAGCGGTACCCTCCACAAAATTTGGCGGAGAGCAGTGAATTCGAATCACTACGAGATTTTAATCTCGACTACCACTTAGCAGGCGGGTACGTTACCATTCCGTCAGCTCTCCGTATAGTTGGCTTATGCGCAACTAGATGAAGAACTAAACGAATCGGTAGTGTACACTTTAATCATAAAATTTACTGCCCTATTACCCAAGGCTCTGGAGAACGGACCATCACTCCGCCGATGACATTGAGTTAATGCCCCAATGGCGGGCCTTTGCAAATTTGGCAGGAAGCGTAGGAATTCAACCCACTCCCCTCGGGTTGGAGCCGAGTGTGCTGGCGTAACACTTGCAACCTGCAGAAATGGCGAAGATAGCCGGATTCGAACCGGCGAAAACCCCATAGACAGTGGGGTGCGATAGGCCGCTACGCGATATCTCCGTTGAAAATGGCTGGGGACATAGGACTCGAACCTACACCTGTCCGGTTAACAGCCGGGTGTACTACCGTTATACGAATCCCCAGTAGAAACTTTTATCTTACAAACGCCGCCATAACAAGTGGCAAAATTACTACGAGTACGAACACGTACAAAACAGTTAATCCGTTCTTCGCACTCAGCGTTAGGCTATCCCACCAGTTCATGAAACTTATCCTTGGCCCAAACGAACGGCAACAAAATAACAATACCAGCGAGTAAGAAAAATTGGACGAGCCCATCAATCACTGGGTGCACTTCAAGAAATTGTTCCATCTCCAGCTTTTCTTGATGGTCCACGGACTCTCCTAAAATGGTGGAAGCGGCTGGATTCGAACCAGCTAGTGCCGCAAGGGCATCTTGTTTTACAGACAAGCACAGCCCGCCGTCTCTGCCGCACTTCCACATAAACTGGAGCCGAGTGACTTAATCGAAAAGTCGCCTGTGAGGTACAAGCTCACCGTTCTACCACTAAACTAACCGGGCTTAAAAATTGGAGCTGTTGTAGAGAATTGAACTCTAGCTTATTCCTTACCAAGGAATCGTGCTACCACTGACACCACTACAGCTTTGGAGCAAAGTCTGTGACTCGAACACAGGTTTCGGCTTTACGAGGGCCGCGTCGTACCGCTGGACCAACAATGCTTTGAAATATGGAGCGACGTACCGTAATCGAAACGGTGCCTATTCCTTGGCAAGGAATCGTTCTACCACTATACCAACATCGCTTTGAAAATTGGAGCGGTCTATCGGACTTGAACCGATACGAAGAGTTTGGAAAACTCCCATGCTACCATTACATCAACACCGCTTTGAAATTGGTTGCGGGGGCCAGATTCGAACTGGCGGTGCGCTTTCGCGTTCCTGCTTATGAGACAGGTGTCATCGGCCTGACTAGACGACCCCACAACTGAAAATTGGTTCTGGTCGCTGGATTCGAACCAGCTACCTTCCGCTTATCGAGCGGACGCCCGTCCACATGTGCTCGACCAGAACAGAAATTTTTCGGGACGGTAGCGTTTGACGCTTTCGACGGACTGATTACCGCGAGACTAGCCTTCGTTTGCCGAAGCTGACGCCCGAATTAAATTGGTGGAGCGCTAGGGAGTCGAACCCTATCTTGATGCGTGCAAGGCAACCGTATTCCCGTCCTACTCGCACCCCACTGAAAACAAAAGCATATTTAATCTTTGTGCCATATTTACAATACGATTAAATATTGGCAGAGCTACCCGGATTTGAACCGGGGTGAACACCTTGAAAGGGTGTCATCCTAGGCCGCTAGATGATAACTCCACTGAAACTTTTTCGACGGCAGGGATTCGAACCCTGCGTTTGCTCCGTGTTAATAGGACCTCTGCGAACACCCTTTCGGGTAGTGCCGTGCCTTTGCCACTCAGCTTCTCACGTCGAAAAACTTGGTCGCCCTGCGGGGTATCGAGCCCCGGTTACCTGGTTGAGAACCAAGCCTCTTGCCATTAAAGGACAAGGCGAAAATGGTAGTCAGCGTCAGAATCGGACTGACATGCAAGTCTAATCAGGACCAGAAGCGATTATAAATCGCTGCCGCGAACCATCGCAACCGACTATTAAAATGGTACCTCGTACTGGAATCGGACCAGTCCTTCTCGGGTGTAGGCCGAGTGCATACGACCAGTTTGCTAACAAGGTACAAAAATGGTGGGCCGCGAAAGACTTGAACTTTCACTCGTCGGATTAAAAGTCCGCTGTGCTGCATTAACACTAGCAGCCCTTAGAATTCTTCTTTCATGTGTTCTACGCCGATGGTCATTTGCACATCGTACATCACACTTTTTAATTTCTTCAAGTATTGACGTCCACGAATAACCCTGAGAGACCATCTTACTTACATCTTTGAACTTTTCTCCACGAACATGGTCAAAATCGAGAACAACGACGTCTGCTTCTCCACAATCAACGCAAGGATGAAAAGACAAATAGTTAAAAATTCTTTCTCTATTTAACTCTCTCAATCTTTTAGATTGACGAGCACATACTTCAGTGTGTTCCTTTCGATGAGTGCTATGATAAGTTTTATGTATATCCTTACCACAATCTCTGCAATAAGTTTGCAAGCCATCTTTCTTAGAACGATTTTTATTAAAATCCGTTTCTTGCTTATCTAAACTACAAGTATGACATCTCTTCATTGCGCCCTCCCGAAAGAGCGATGGGGAGGTTCGGGCCTCCCCATTCTAATTGTACGTACAAAACTTGGTCGACCGCCCGTGAATTGAACACGGTCCTATCCCGTTAAGAGCGGGTAATGCTGCCGTAACACCTGCAGTCGTTTATGGAAATTCTTTATACTCTAAAATCACTGGACGGATTACTCCATCTCGGCAGCGCCAAACCCATCCGTCGTCGATAAGGATTGCTGTGTGCTCGCAAACATAACAGCCTTTGCACCGAGTACAACGATAGGATAAGTAATTATTATACTTGTCTCGGACGTTGCACAATTCGCACATAAACTTTGGTCGACCTGTACCCAGGCTTTTGTAAGCTATAACTTGACAGATTCTTTCGAAGTGTCAACCCATGGCTTGACGTTCATTCCTCTAAGCCCCCACCCGAGCTTCGACGGCTTAGACTTGCCTCAGCTCCTACTTGGGGTTGCATCGAGCGTGGAGTGCCCCGACATGATTGTACACATTCATACAAATCTTTCGACTTGTACATAAACGTGCAATCGGGCCTTACCCGTCACCTTACGGTGCCTGCATCTTCCACAGCGCTCTGTCTATGATGGCCTGAAGTTCCTCGCGGGGTTCGGACCCACGCGAACGTCTAGTCTACCAAACTTTGAACTTTCGCCCCCTGTATAGTCTTACCTGGATGTTCAAGGTACGCCTTGACGTCAGCTGACGCTTTGAGGGAGCCACCCGTTCAAACTGGACCCAGCGACAGGACTCACACCTGCTTCGCTTGTTTTGCAGACAAGTGCCTCGTTGACTTCGGCATCATCCGGGATAAAAAGTTCCTGCTATGGAGTGACCTAGCGGTGCCTTCGCTGTCCCTGGTATGACCTATAAGAACTTTGGGCTTGCGGCCTACTCATTCACAGTCCTCTGTATGGCACAGGAAATTGGTGCGGCTGGCTGGACTTGAACCAGCACGTCCCGAAGGACCTTCGATTTTAAGTCGAAGTCGTCTGCCATTCCGTCACAACCGCAAAATCTTTGATGCGTCCACCCTCGTCGCAACTTACTATCAGAAGCAGAGCGCTAGATTCTAAGTCTTGCGTTCAATGTCTGAGCCAGCGGTGGCAATCAGCGCGGTCAGCTTAGACTGGCCATGTAGCACCTTGCGGTGCCGCATCAAACTTGGTCGCCCACCCCGGACTTGAACCGGGACGCCTTCTTGAGGGCACTCGCTCTTGAGGCGAGCGCGTCTGCCTATTCCGCCAGCAGGCGACATAAAATGGAGGAATTGCACGGACTCGAACCGTGATTACAGCCTTCGCAGGGCTGAGCCTTGTCCTGTTAGACGACAACTCCAAAAATGGAGGGCTCGCACGAACTCGAATCGTGATAATCGGTTTCGAAGACCGATGCCTTGTCCTATTAGACGACAAGCCCTTAAACTTGAGTACTCGCCGCGAGAACAACGTAGCACGACGTTCGACGGCGTATCCTGACCCGCCTAGAAGATTGGAAGGCCCGCTCGGACTCTAACCGAGATAGTCGCCTTAGAAGTGCGACGTCCTGTACGATTGAACGACAGGCCCAAAATTGGTAGCCCAGGTGGGACTTGAACCCACAATCCTTGCGGCGGCAGTTTCTAAGACTGCTACGTATGCGTTCCGTCACTAGGCTACAGAAAATTAATAGGCACGCTAGTCAGATTGTAGGTGACGTCGAGTTATGCCTTTATCTCGATGACCATCTGAAAAGCTACAGGTTGTTGACCGGCGCTCTACCATTAAGCTAAGTGCAGCCGAAGCCACACGCGGGACTTGAACCCGCACCTCCGGTCTCTTCCGCCTGCCAGTTATTCATGCAGGGCTTAAATCCGGGCGGATACAAAGCCTCCGCCGGGGCTTATCCCGCTCGTGGGCGGGTGAATCAGTCTGTCCCTTACCAGCATGCGAGACTCGCTCGTCCGGGTGCGACCCAAAGGCGATTAACTGATTCTGTTCTAGAACATCGTTTGCTTATCTGTTATACTCATTGGCCTGAGTTGGTACATTTTAAGACTGTACTGTGGTCTGCAATTTTAGGCCGTTGCTGGGGCCATCAATCGACATGGCTTGACTGAATTCTGAGATATGCTCTCAGTTTATTTCAGCTGATACCATCATTGCCTGTGCTCAAAAAGAGCGAGCCGATTGTTACTCGACTTACGCCCCATTTAAGGAACAGCGAGATAATTTCGAGCCGTTACGCGCCTTCGGCGGTGTACTCGAAAAAGATGGTCGGGCTGCGAGGAATTGAACCTCGAAGGGCTTGTAGCCACCTGCTTCCGAAGCAGGACCGCTGCCAGATTACGGAACTACAACCCGATTAAGATGGTCGAGATGGAAGGATTTGAACCTCCAAGGCGTTGCCGCACTGGTTTCCAAAACCAGACCGCTACCAAGTTACGGACCTACACCTCGACAGAAAACTATGGGGTGACCCATGGGGCTCGAACCCATTATAGCCAGATTCACAGTCTAGCACGTCACCTGTTTCGTCTGAGCCACCATTGAAATCGAGCAAAGTTTATAATTTTCACAGCACAAGCAACTATGCGTTGCAAACGGCTGCGCCTAAGTTACCATCCCCGACTTGACCTCTGCTAACATTCGGGTACTCTACTTAGTTAGAACGGGTCGGGCTGGCTTCGAACCCAGCATGGCTTCGTTAAAAGCGAAGTATCTTGCCTGAGGGCCTGGGCTGCCGCTGTACCCTTTAGATGACCGACTTGAAGAGTCTCTCATAACACCGATTCTTTGTCAAGTGTTATTTTGAATTATTTTAAAGCTTGGCTTTTACCGCTGCTACCAACGACGCTACCTCGGCGACTGCCGAGCCCTCTGCCTTGGCAAGTTCGGCCTTGACTGCGACTAGCTTGCTGGCATTCTTAATTCTTCCAAGCCCGAAACCTGCTGCTCCTGCGACTGCTAATGCTGCGAGTGCTAGAATCATATAGCTCCTTACGTCGTCTTAACTTTTTCCTGCCCGCCAAGCTTAGGATTACTTTCCATCAATTGTTCAGGCGTGTAAACATTCTTATCAATTCGCTGTGTGTCGGACTTCAATAGCTTCGCTGGGTCTGTTACACCTTGCATCGGGTCGGGCGTCTCTACTCGCTGCATGCCCTTGCCCATCGTAATCTTTGGGCCCTTTCGTGCCTTATGTGGTAATGAATAATCGTTTGGCATTAGCGTACAACCGTTACACGCGGGCCGATTAAACCAGTCTGCCCAATTTCAATGGGACGTTGCCCATCTACATAGATGAATTCGTCACCATCTGCATTACGCCAGATTGGGTAATGGCTCCGATGTCCAGAGTCTTTGAACTGCCCTCCGCCATTATTCACAATCAAATCTTGGTCTGTTACTGTGAGGTCGAGCATTCGGCCTCCCTTATTCGCCAGAGTCTGCCACTAAAACCGAGTCATCGTTAGGATTCTCGATGACGTTCCGACCTTTGGGCCAGGTTTTCTCATCCGAGGTATTTTGTTTGCGAGCGGCACGAACTGCCGCGCCCTTGTTAGCATCGCGGTCGATAGTCGTTACAGCAGATGACGCCGGGAGACCTCCCGTTCTAAGAGTTGCAGTTTCACCATTCGACTTCGAACCATGGACACCTTCGGATTTCTCCGGAGCTGGGGCCTTACTACGATTCAACTCGCCATTATGTGTTTCATTCATTTAGACTGCCTCGCTGCTTCAAACTGTTTTTGACACTCAGGACAAATCTGAGCCACTATAACGCCGAGTGGCTTTGTTGGATGCTGAATGTTTTGCATCGGAACCAAATGGATTGGACACGTTCGGTTAAGCCCATTCTCTACTTTAATACCTACAGGAGCACCTGTAAACGTGTAAGAACCCATACCAAGTTGTCTATTAAACGCCTCGACTGTCATTGGCTCGTTCATTTAACTTTCTCCAGCTTTGTAATCGCTATCCCGAATCCCAAAATTCTAAACAATCGCCAGACTATCAATCTGAATGTCTGACCTCGAAGCTTGAACTGCAATGAATACTTCGGTAGGGCCATAAGGCCTCTCAGGGATAAATCTTTTTATACAACCATCCAGCCATCGAGACGCCTAAACCGACGAATGCAATATAGAATCCTACATTGTGCTTTAAGGCTGCGGTAATGGTTCCGCCAAACGCCAGCATGTATCCAACGAAAGTCAACCACGGACCTTCTTTGATGTATTGGTCCAGATTATTAAAAATCGTCGAGAAGCTCATACAACACCGTCCTTGTGGGCGCGGAACATATCGCCAATAAAATGAACTGTGAACGCTGCTGCGAACAAACCTTGTGACCATCCGTGAAGAAACGGCAGGATGGCCAGCGCTGCGACGAATCCTGAAACTTGAAGAATCAAAATTGTTCTATCTGTCATTCTGGGTTCTTCTTATGTTCGACAAGCTTACCACTTAGGCCTGAGGGCTCGGAACCTTTGAGAAATGCCCTTGCACTACTGTTAGAGTATTCGTAAGTTCGTAAACCATCAGCACATTCAAATGTGACACGAACTTTGTTCGGGCTAATCTTCTCGGTGGCTGTTATGTTCTTCTTGGACATTTCTACCTACAATCACTCGGCTCGCTGCTTCGTTGGCTTTCTGTGCTTCCTCAATAAACTGCCACGCCTCTGCTGGCAGGGGCGGCATCGGAAGAATATGAAATTCTTTATCTACTTCTTCGTCGCTGATACTCTTACCCGCTTGCCATCCCAATTCTTTGGCACTCGCCTCAATTATGGGGTCGATGCATTTGTTGATTTCAACAGTACAGGCCGCGCCATAATCAGTAAACTTCTTTTCGAGACCTGGGTCGTTTAATTCCTGGTGAAGGTGATACTCACAAGGCCCGTCCCAAAAACTTCGAAGGGAACAATCGCAATCTTGAAGAGTCACGCTCATGCTATCACAGCCTGCTCGCCCATTACATAAGTTCGATAGCTGATGGTATGACCGTCTACTTTCTTATCGGGCGATAATCTCATTCTCAGCCTAGACTTAGGAGGAAGCGATACTGTGTATTTATATTTATAAGAAACCCAACCACCTACCAAATCACTTTGCTTCTCGGCAGGAATCGCGGCTCGCATGCGGCGATAGTAATCCGCGTCGGTCTCCGTCTTTAGTAGTGTACCAAGAAAGGACGCGTTGGTAGCTACAGCAGAAGCCATTCCGAGCATTGATAAGAATTTACGGCGATTCATATGCTGCCTTCGTACGCTAATTCTGAAAGCGTCTTGTAATTAAAGAACTGATAATTCTTTCCGGCCTTCACTGGAAGTTTTCCACTATCATGCTCTTCTAGAGCTTTAGCAATCTCAGGCGACGACTCGCTGTAGTAATTATTATACTCCGCGATGACTGCATACACAGGAACATCCCAAGTCGCGTATCTAAGTGTTGCGAGCGGTATGTTGACCCCGAGGATATTAACGTGTGTTGGCTTTTTCATTATGCCTTCTGCCATCTTTCTAAGCTGGGCCCGTTTTGTCGCCGCGATAGGACAACCTCGACAAATGGAATATTGACCACAACATCTTACGCGAGCCATAATCCTACAGCCGCTGCTACTCCAGCTACATACATTGCAAAGTCTAACGGACTCGAACCACGGACCAATGGGTTCTCATGGTATTGGTCGTAAGCAAATTCTTTAACAGCAGCGAATGCTACCATACCAAGAGCACTCGCCAATAAACCTTTCCACCCGAGCCTTCCGAACTCAGTTACAATAAAAGCGGCTACACCGAAATGTGCAAATTGCGAACTTATCTCGTAATCAACTGGTGAGATGACGTCAGGCATTTTGTTCCTTCAATCTTGTTAATACTTCTAAATTCTGTATGCCTTCGTCGACTAACCGTAGTCGGTGACGGACCAAACGCGGATGAACCAAACAATCTTGGTCTTTGGTAGTAGTCCAAATCTTCATAACATGGTCAGCCTGCGTTCGGACATTCTCATCGGGTGCCGATTGGAGGAGAGCCATGGTCTCCTCAAATTCAATTTCATTAATATCCCGATAAGCGCGTATGATGGCGAGGACGATGCCTCGGACTGTTTTATTATCTAGCGGCATCTTGCGAGAACCTTTGCCACATCTCAAAAGAACGAAGGCTTTGATTCAAGCAAAGAACTTGCTCAGTTTTCTTTAAATACGATAGCCAATCGTTTCGATTCATTCCCACGCCGTACCGCTTCTTGCTTTCTTCAACCATGGCGTCTATAAGAACGAAAAGTTTTGAATGTACCTGAAATTGCTCATTTCTAGTTTTTAAATTCTTTAGCTTGCCATGAAGCTGCATCTCTGCTGAACGCGTTCCTGGGATAAGACCAATAACTTCTGGGGTCTGCCCCATCCAAGTACCAGCCTCTTTCAGACGGTCTTGAAAGTTTGTAGCATACCCTATCTTAACTGCGTTGCCAGATTGAATAAAATAAATTACACCTATTGGTGATTTCATACTTCCTCCATGAAAGGAGTCGGGGGCGTTCATGGCACCCCCGACGCGAGACGGTAATGAGCCGTCACGTTCCTAGACTTAAAACTATACTACAAACCACGCTGCCTGTCAAGCATTAAAATGAGCCCATGGGGCTTCTGCGCCCCCGACGTCTCACCGGCTATCTCAATGTGAGATAATTTGTGTCACGTCACAATACCATAATACTTTCTTGTGAACCACGACATCGACGGCCCCTCGGCCACCAGGGCGGGGGTGCCTACGCGCGGCGGAGTACCCCGGGTCGAAAGGAGTCTCTTTGGCTTTTGGCTTGAAAGCAATTTGTAAATCGTTGATTCAAAAAGCTTTATTTGCTTTTCGGCGAGCTTCTCGGGCTCGTTGCCAATTTCCTTGCGAATCTCAGGTCTCGACGGATTGCAAATCGTTGCATCATAAGTTCTTTGCAATCAATAGCTTACAAACCGCCAATTAATAAGCAGTTAAATGGCGTATAAAATTTACACGATTGTTTCTGTTTTGACAGAAATATCTGAAACAACAGTTCATTTGGAATCGCCTGACAATCAAGTTCATCTAGTCTCAATATGAGATTACTTACAACTTGTTTGTTTACTATAATTTAGAGGGATATTTCTCATCGCTACGCTCGAATTGAGTCACGCTAGCCGATGGACGGAACTGTCACCAATGCCTACCCTAGGGACTGTGATGTTGATACACCAATTTGATATTTTGTAGCTATCTCCCGTATAAACAGTAGTTTATAAAACAGCTTTCTTCTACGCCAGGTTCCCGATAAGCTGGACCCGTGCCTCCCTCTGCAAAGCGTCTCAAGTGCTCGGCTGTGACATCATTGAATATGAACCATTCTCCATGCGTTCGCCACTCACCTAACTCTTTGTGCAGTCTTTTTTCTGTGGCTAATGCTTCTTTGTGCGAGCGTATCTTAACGAACGCATGCAAATACAAATCTACAGGACCATGACCTCTCAAGGACCTAAGTCTTTTTGCGATGCTCTCTGTCACGCCTATTTTTACTCGACCAACATCCGACGCGACAATGGCATACACAAACATAGAGCTTCTTCTTGGTCCAGGTCTCCTGAATGGTGCAGCCATGGTTTGGAGCTTAAATCTTACATCTATTGGTAGTATATTCTGATATTCTCGCATTGTTTTGTCTCCCTTTGACTACAATCTTTAGGCACTAATTATTACTTACTCACAACACTAGCTTTGCGACCAGGTCGGCGTCACGCGTTGATTGTGCGGCGAATAGCGCGTCTAATCTCCGCATGATTGATAGGTCGACCGTCTATCGCTCGGACTCGCGAAGGCATTGGTGTCAACCGATGACAGAACGACGTTGACATCATTTTGGGCGTTTGCCCTTTCTAATCTATTGATAATAAACGTTCGACACTGATTGTGTCATCACTTTTGGCAGATGAGAGAGGGGGAAGACCTATTTTCCTATCAAAGAGAACGTCATAGCGAAAGAAATACGAAAAAGAAATAATAGTATATATAAATATAATAGAATCAATATGATACAATAAGTCATTTATTATCAATGGCGCTAAGTTAATTAGGCAAAGATAAGGCGAATTAAATTGTATTTCCCTCTCCCTCTCTCATCCTGGCAATTACGTTGACACAATGTATTAAGTTCTTTGTTCTCAATACCATTTATTAAAATTGGTGTCTTCACTGGAGTGTCATCAGTTGACAGCATCCGCCGATTCGAGCCCAATTTGAATTCAATTCGACCAATTCACAATTCAATTTGAATTCAATTCTCAATTGCAATTCTAATTCCAAAGAATTGTCTAGTCGTACTATTGCAGCCACAATTCAATTTGATATCCTTAGACCATGCAAGCCACCTACCGAGTACCTGAAGCCAATCTTGAGATACTCAAGCAGCGCTTGGCGAAGATTGCCCGTCGCTGCAACCGCATTAAGGTCGCGCCACCTGTCCTGACCGTCGGCCAGCCCGAGGACGTCGAATACACCCATCACGATGAAATCCTAGGCGACTCCAAGCGCGTTCGCCGCTACTTCCCCGTAACACTCGACTCCACAGAACGCCCAAAGATTGACGGGTTTGAATTCGCCGCTGTCATATCGCCTGTCACAGATGAAGACGGTAAACTGCTTGGCAATATCCTCCGCATGGTCCCAGGATTCGAAGGCCAGCTGCCCGAGCGCTTCCGGCAGGCAACCAATCATTGTGACCACTGCAATACCCTGCGCATGCGGTTAGAGACCTTCGTAATCGCCAATGCAGACGGTTTCAAGCAGGTTGGCCGCAACTGCCTTGCGAACTACCTCGGGCTCACCAATCCTCACATGCTAGCCGAACTGGCACAGATATTGATTGATGCTGATGACTTGATGGGCATGAGTGAGAATGAAGGCGGGTTCGGCGCATATGTTCCCGAGCGCTTCCCAGTCGATGAGATTCTCCAACTAGCTGCCTCTGCCACCCGTCAATATGGTTGGCTCTCGAATAAGTCAGCACGCGAATTCGAGAAGACGTCGACCAGTCAATTGGTTCGTGAGTGGGCATTAGGCTCGAAGAAAACACGCGAAGCATTCGAGCATGCATTGAGCCCAGTCTCCGATGAGGACAAGGCGCTGGCATTGGAAACTGAATCGTGGCTCGAAGGCCTTTCAATTCACACTGACAATGATTACCTCTACAACCTGGCTTTGCTGTCTCAGTCGACATCAGTGACCACAAAGAATTTTGGCATCTTGGTCTCAGCTATCAACGCATATAGCAAAGAGAAGGAACGCACTATCCGCCGCAACGCTCGAATCGAGGCAGACACGAAGTCTGAATTCATTGGCACGGTCGGTGAGCGCATTGTAATCGAGAATGCCACTGTCGTGTATACTACAACGTTTGAATCACAATATGGCGTGACCCACTTCTATAAGATGAAGGCAGGCGATAACCTAATCGTGTACTTCGCATCTAATCAGATGTTTGAGCAAGGTCAGGTCATCCCCAGCCTGACAGCACGCGTCAAGGCACACGAGAATAGGGAAGACAAATATAATCCTGGAGTCATGGTTAAGCAGACCGTGATTACACGCGCTAAGCTGACTCCTAGGACCTTCACCAAAGAAGATAAGAAGGCCATAGCGAAGCTAAAGCGCATCCTCAAGGCTATACCGTACAGCATGACTGAAGACGGTGGCACCGAGAACTATGAAGCACACAAGACTCTCGACGACCTAATCGTTAAAATTCAACGAGGTGAAATATGATACGAGACCGGAGACGCATTGCAAATAAGCTGATGCGTATTCAAGAATTTCTCAAGAATCAAAGTCCAATTAATTGGGAAGCGGTCTATGATGTAGACCGTTTGCGCCGGTCGGCGTCTTATGACGCTGATTGGAAGTGGGAAGGATACGCTAGTGAGCTAGAATGGGCTCGTGCTCAGTCTAGTACTAAAGTACCATTGACTCAAAACTAGCTCGGGAGCATACTTAGACCATGAAGACCTACTTACTCGCCGCCTTCCTCAAGCTTTTGTGGATGGCAGCTATCTTGCACCAACGGAGGATACTGTGACAACGAACATTTGGAGAATCAACTGGCGCGATTCTAAAACCGGCGCTGTAATCGAAACGGCAGGCGTGGATTATCCTTCCTGGGACCACGCTGATGCTGCGCTGTCGACTCTCCTAGGCTTTCGTCGCCATCTCACTGCGACCGTCGACCGCGTAGTTGTGGATGTTCCTGTTCCTCGTGAGATTTTAATTCGTCAATGGTTCCACGCCGCACTAACAGAAAAAGACGCGCAGGCTCTTGTGGGACATATCGAAGGCACGAAGCGTTATAATCTGCTCGTGCCTTACAATGACCTGCCAGAGAACGCGAAGGGCATTGTTCGTGCAGAGTATGATAAGATTATGAAAGAAGGGACCGGCCTACAATGAACTTTGAACAAGCCAAAGCCATAGTTACTGAGACATGGGCCAAGTTTCCCGTGCTCGACTATCGCGGCTGGACCTTCGAATGGGATAATGCCAAGGTTCGATTCGGTCGCTGTCTCTATCATAGCAAAGTAATATCGATGTCTCGCCCCTTGGTTGAGTTGAACTCGGAAGAGGAAATGCGCGACACGTTGCTCCACGAGATAGCCCATGCACTCGTGGGTCCTGGTCATCATCACGATTACTTCTGGCGGTTGGAAGCACGGAAGGTTGGTTGTAGGCCTACTGCTTGTGTTGCTGCGGACCAATCGATGGTATATCCTAAACCTAACTTTATTGGTACGTGCGTAGGCTGCGGAGTGGAGATTAAACGTTTCCGATTGAAGAAGCGATTACTAGAGCAAGCTTTTCACAGCAAGTGTTCCAGAGCAGGCAAAGAATCAAGAATCGAATGGAGGAAAGCATGAGGAAGTGCGGAGCCCAGCTAAAAACGAAAAGCAAGATGTCTTCGCATATCTGTAATCGACTCAAGGGACATAAAGGTAAACATCGGTGCGGAGTACAGAAAACTTTCAATGGCAACAACTGTAAGTTTGAATGGAGGAAAGCATGAAGACCACCGGCTTTACAATCAAGACCACGAGAGAAGTTACCCGCGAACAGGTCGCTAATCTCTTGTGCTCTGCGTTCGAAGGCGGAAGCAATTATTGGTACCGCATTGAAAAGAAGAAAGCACCGAGTACGTATCAATTCCGAACGGACCCCGACACAATCTATTCACACATTGATTATCCATTGAACCCCGACGGCTATCTCATCGTCAGTGATTTTCACGGTGCAGACGGTTTGGATGAAATCGTCGAACGCAAGCTAAACTATGCTAGCATCAAGCGCGGTTTGCAGCTGATGGCCGAAGCCAACGCGAAGGGCCTGCCATATGGTCATCATTGGAATGACTTCATTACAGATAACGATGACCAAACCACGGCGGATGTCTTCCTTCAGTTCTGCCTATTCGGGGAGGTGATTTATGGATAAGGGAAACTGGCCTGGTATGAGCAGAATTGCTCGTGCTATCGAGATTCTCGAAGCCATTAATGAATTCTATCAAGACCAGGGCAATGTAGCTTTTCCCTTGTACCCAGACGCTCAGATTCTAGAAAATGAAGTCGGCATCGCCGATGCTATTGCGCAGTGCCTAGGTCAGGAGGAAAAATGAAATTCAACATTCACGTCGCCTACAAAGATTCTACCGGCGAGCCTTGGGTCGAGGACTACAATCGCCCCGAGGTGAAGGCAGAAGAACAGGCACGACAGTGGGCAGAGCGAACGATTCAGAATTTTAACGATACGCTCAGGCCTGGTGAGAAGGCTCGAAAAGTTGTTGATGTCACTTTTGAGGATAATGAAGCGAAGCAAGCGCACGAGTGGCAGAAAGTGAATCTGGTTACGCTGATAGATAATCGTGGTGCATTTTACGACCAGCTGCTCTGCCTCAATTGTGGCGTCACTGCAGAACGCTGGGGAATAGACAGCATCCGCTTAAGCAAGAAATATCGCAGAGCAGCGAAGTACTTATCTTGCGATTGGAAGGAAAAATCATGAAATATGTAAAATACGTCGGCCACATAATCAACGAACCAGGTCCTAGAGGCACAATCGACATCGACCGCACTATTACGCGAGTCCGCTCGGATGGTAAAACAGAGGACCTCGACCTGCGCCTCGACCTGGCTAATCACTCTCCAACAGGCTTTTGTTGGGGCTACAATGGTTCAGGACCAGCGCAAACAGCCTTGGCTATATTGGCAGACTACTTCGCGGATGACCAACTGGCATTGCGCTATTATCAAGAATTCAAAAGCAAAGTTATTGCTCAGTTGCCAATGGACCTGGACTTCGAGATAACAAGCGAACAAATAAATGTCGCGCTTTCAGTTATTGTGGCGGATGCTGTATGAACGCTTGCTGCGCCCGTTGCACCAAACCCATGGGCCCTAACCAACACAAAGTCGGTCAGTACACGTATGGAGATTGCTGTATAGAGAAAGTAAAAGAAGAAAAGAAATGACCCTAATTGTCCCAACCAATTATCGCCGCTCCAGCTTCCGTGAACGAAACCAGCGGCTGGCCCAGGAGCCCGATTTGCCCGAAGACCAAAAATTAACTTGCCTTCGATGCTTCCGGCCTGCTACAATAGGTAATCGATGTGATGAGTGTAGAGCGCATCGAGCAGAGCAGAATAAAGGGAGGAAGCGATGAAGCCGCACAGATTCTCTAATCGTAGGGAAGTTCGCGAGGAGATTAATTTCTCCGCGAAGCATGATTGGATGCCTGCCGTAATTTTAGCTCTCCCGATTCCAATGGCTTTGCAGTTCGCGTTAGCAGTAGAAATTAAATCCGCAATATTGGAGACACGATGAAAACACCACGCCAGATTCAAGCAGAGATTGATAAGCTTCTCGACATGAAGCCGTCCGTAGTTCGCGCCAGCTTCTTCGGGGATAATCACCACGACGCAATCGACGCCCAGGTCGAGGTGTTAGAAGATACACTCATGGATGATGATGATATCTACAATAAACTGGACTTGGACGAATGGGCCCAAAACGTTGTGGACGCCGCATTAGAGGCTCGTGCTTGGCGCGACGATGAAGAGGAAAAGGATTTTGTGCCTTCGGAGTCGTGGAAAGAGTTAGTACGATAGTACTGGTATAAAGGTACCATTGACTCTAAATTTGGTTGTGGTATCCTTAGACCATGGAGGCAACACAAATGCCGCTCACACAAAAGGAAGCCAATCAGCTGAACGCAGCCAAGGCCGAAGTCAAGGGCTTTTGGATTTTGGCTTGCGCAGCCGAAGGCATCGAGCCCACTTCTCATTTTGTAATTTTCTCCGAAAACAATTTCGCCGCCAAGAATCATAATCGCGCCATGGGCGAGTACTTCAAGCTTGTTAACCGCATCAAGCGCAACTCCAACCGTCGCGACCGAAAGGCAGGTGTGTAATGGGAACTTACGGCGGCTACAACTCACGCAAGGAATTGGTCGACGAAGTTACGAAGACCTGGGAATCCGAACACGCGATTCAAGTGGCGGAGAAGAAGTTTTTCTCAGGCAATGACTTGTGGGTCCTCTTCGCTCGCACTTCGAAGCATGCTAGCACCGACGTGGAGCGCTTCATTGTACTCTTCAAAATTTCTCGCTGGGGCGAAGGCAACTGGGCCTATAAGCCAATCGAGGAAAGCATGGGCCCATTCGAGTACTCCTGCCCTATTTCATTCCTTGACGCCGCGCAGCATCCATTTCCTAATGGCTATCCGGAAGGATACTCCGACTGGCGTGCTAATGTTCGCGCATGGCATGCTCGCCGCAATCAGAAGGTCGAAGTTGGCCAGGTCATTCGCTTAACCAATGGCAAGGACTACAAAGTCAGTGCGATTCGCAATCGGCGCATTTATGGCTTCGGAGTCCTGGACGGTATCTACTATCACATTTCACGCAAAATGCTGGCGGTGCTCTAATGGCTCGACTCTCCGCTCACGGTCCCGAGCTAATCCGCATCAGCTGCGAGACCGACACACCAAAATCTGATTTGACTATCTGGGAGCGCACTACGCGCACCTATCACGCAGATGGCGTGGTGCTCGAAAAGCGCGATGTCAGGTTCAAGCCCAGCCATCCATTGGACCCGCCCGAAGGTCGCCGACACACTTGGGGTTGGAAGAAACTAGGTAAGGTCAAGGGTGACCCCAGGGAGCAAGCGCTGGCTGCGATTAAAATTGTCGAGGCTGGAAGCAAGACCAATTGGAAGGTGGAGTTCAGGCAGGCCGGTTTGTGATGGCAACGCAGCGGTCCCAAAAGTCTTGGCCAACGTATTATAAATATCCACCGCTGGCTCCGGTTAAGCCAGCCATTGACCCAAATAAATTGATACGTCTTAAAAAGGCTGGGGAGATAGCGCACGAGAAGCTTGAACGACTGCCGAAAGAAATTGCTCGGTTGTATTTGAAACAAATAACTCAACTGCAAGATTTAATAGAAAGGTTATCGAAATGAAAATTAAAGAATGCCGTAATGCTAGACCAATCCTCACCATCCGTTTCAAGTGTGGATGCCGATTGAAACTGAAAGATAAGCAGGTCTTCCTTATCCTGCCCAAGCTACCAGGACCCAGCCGAGGCAATCGTGAGCGCTTGCTTGGATTCATCCATGAAGGCGTACTCAAAATTTTCCGCAATGGCAAAGATTTCCTCCGCGTCCGTTCATGCTACGGCATTAACGTACACTTGCTAGCGTCAGCAGCCAGCCTAGGCTTCGACCGCGTCTATTGTGACCTTCCTATGCGAGGAGGCTTCCTGCCGCCAATCTGCCGCTTACTGGACCGTACACCATTCCAATATGGGCAGGCGGGTTTCGAAAGCCAGGTCGGTTTTACGCCCAACGAATTGGTCGAGGTACCAGACCTATAATCGGTACCAAAGTACTATTGACGGAAAATCGAATCAGGAGCATACTGTTTAAGAAGTGAGGAGAAGTAGGCCACCGAGTTATACGGTGTTCCCTTAGTTTAGCGGACAGAATGCGTGAGGACCCCTTTGGGGTTCTAATGTTGCTTCGGTCTCGGGTTCCGGCCAGAACCCTAGTTGGGTAGGCCACTCGATGAAAAGAGATACGAAGAGCACACGAGACACTGGTTCGAATCCAGTAGGGGACAGCATACTTTGAAGTAACGAGGCGTCTATGGCACGCCTACCTCATGCGAGACTATATGAAACTGCAACCTGAGCAACTCGACCGCTACATATTGAGGAGCCCAGAGGCTCGCCAAGTCGTTCGGACGCAGCTAGAGGCTAGTGGCGTAACGTTCGAAGTGCGTGAAGAGACAGAAGTCATTGCTAACACTGTGCTGTATGTCTTAGTAGTCAAGAGGCTGAGCCCGACATTGAAACAGCTACTCACGGAGGCAAACAAGTGATACTCACTTCTAAGATGCTAGCATATACGCGTGAGAAGAGAAAGAATCAAGAATCGCCCTCGACGCGCTTGAAGAAGGCTCGTAAACAAAAGCGTGTTAAGAAGCGAGATTTGGAGCGAGCCCAGGCCCGAGAACTAAAAGCTTTGGATGGTACTGAAGTACTATTGACGATTCCCACGGTTGAGGTAAGCTGGGGTCGGAGGGAATACTAATGAGCAGAATCTTCGACCGTGACAATTCGGATATGTCCTTCGCCTACGAGACTGTAATTAAGGTCCTCGACCAGTGGCACGAGGCTCACCGCGCCGAATTTATTCGCAGTGGGTATACGCAGCCAAACTTCGATACTCAGGAAGAAAAGCACGGTCACATTGGTGGCAAGTACATGCGGCTTGATGTTGGTGGTTCCGGCGCATGGATGCTCGAAATGGCCACTGGCGACGTCTACCAGATTAAAGGCTATGGCAAGATTGACCGCAAAAAGTGCGCTGGCAATATCTATGTGCCAGACTTCGATGGTAGTGTGCTCTTTCGCGACCGCTTCCGGCATGGTCGATTTGATAATCGTAAGAAATCAATGTTGGAAATTGCGGGTATTAAATCATGACCTGGCCTTCTTTCATCGGTGCATTAATACTCGCCTTTCTCGGCTGGCTCTGTTTGTTTGACCCCGATATGTTCAAGAAGAGAGGACGTCGTGGATAATAAATTTGACTGGTCGCCGTACGGATATGATAGGTGGTTATCGGGTGAAGTGCACGACGCCCTTGAGAGAATCGTCAGGTGGGAAGGAACCATGCCCATGTTTCCTCACACTATGCTAGGCCGTCGACCGAAGCCATTTCTAACCGCAGCCGACATTGTAATGCTGCGAGAAATGAAGGTGGGATTGTGAGCGACCAACACTCGGGCCCGTACGACGATGATAAGTGCCACTTTTGTGGCAAGAGTGCAAAGAATGGATGGAAGCACACTGCAGGCTTTCAGCGCAGGGAAACTTATGCAGGTGTGGGCCCATGGCTCGATGCCTGCCAGTCGTGCGCAGAAAAGCCATATGAGCAGCCAAAACAATCTCAAGGTGAAAATAAAGGAGAAACAATATGAGTGATAAAAAAGAAGTACCGCGAGGTTTTCACGTTCATTCAAATGGTGGGGGATTAGTACAAGATACCTGCACAGTTGATTCATCCGTTTATGTAGGTCCCAACGCTCGGGTCTCTGGCAACGCTCAGGTCTATGGCAACGCTCGGGTCTATGGCAACGCTTGGGTCTATGGCAACGCTTGGGTCTATGGCAACGCTTGGGTCTATGGCAACGCTCGGGTCTATGGCGACGCTCGGGTCTATGGCGACGCTCGGGTCTATGGCAACGCTTGGGTCTCTGGCGACGCTTGGGTCTCTGGCAACGCTCGGGTCTATGGCGACGCTCAGGTCTATGGCAACGCTTGGGTCTCTGGCGACGCTTGGGTCTCTGGCAACGCTCAGGTCTATGGCAACGCTCGGGTCTATGGCAACGCTTGGGTCTCTTCTCCTCTTTACCTCCAAGGCACAAAACACGCATTGACAAATTCTAAGTATGGTCATATTGCTATTGGTTGCCACGAGCATACGTTTGAATATTGGCAGGAACATTACAAAGCGATAGGTCGAGCTGAAGGTTACACCAAAGAAGAGATTGAGCAATATGGTCTCTTCATCCAAATGTTTTCTAAAATTGGAAAATAAGGAGAAACTAAAATGTTGTTTGAAGACAGGCAAGACCGCAAGATGGACCAAACCATTCCAATGCGCAAGCAGCGCGTTGAACGGTTGGAGACGCAAGTTAATCAGGAATTAATTCGCTTAGCGCTCCAAGCATCGAGTGCGAGCGAAGCCGCACAACAGGAGGAAGCTGATGGACGCTAAGGACCCAGTATTCACGAAATTCCCTAAATGGGTACAAGACTACATTAAGAAAATTCAATATCAGCGCGACGCTGCTGTCAATGCGTTGAATAAATTTCAGGACGAGCAAACGCCCTCGGATATCTATATCGAGGAGCATCCTTGTGTTGGCGAATCGTCAGGACCTACAAGAAAAATTCGATACATTCAAGCACACGCTGTTACGTTTAAACTGGGGGAAGAAGAAATCACAGTTAGATACAAATATGATAGTCCCGGTTTGCATATATCTAGTGGATGGCGTAGTCTTTGCTTTAAGCCTCAGGCTTCGAATTGTATCGAAATCGTCGAGGAGAACCGCTCATGACCCAACAATTAGAGATTAGTGCTCACGAATCGTATAGGCTTGAGAATGTGTTCTTTCCTAGTATTTATTACTACGACCCCGCAGACGACGGGCCCGAGTGCGAGGTTATCACGCGGATTTTAGCTAGTCATCCGTTGTATGTCTCAGGTGTCGAGAAGCAATCGATTCAGTATTCTCGTTACCTAGACGCAGGTGCATTTGTTCTTTTTGGTAAATCGTTCGCTGACATCGGCGAGGAGAGCAGGTCAATCGTACGTCAGGGTATAGCTAAAACTCTAGGTAGGAGAATGTTTTGAAATACACGCCGACACCTCGGGACCTTTTCAATCCGCCACCACAAGCATTACCTGATAGAAATCCTTCTTCATATTTTGATTATCTTCGAGGATTGGTATTTGAAGTTTGGCCAGATTTTTACAGCGAGGAGCAACGATTGTTAGAGGGGGTTGTTAATCGTTTAGAAGAGCACGAAAACTTAATTAAGGGGGCATGATGAAATTCGTTTTAGTGACAGGTCCTATATTTTCTGTTCACTGCGCAGGATGCGGGGTTTATAAACGCGCAGGCGACCAGACCACTACGTCAGCGTTTGGACAGGCTATTATTCTACCCGACAACGTGTATGCAGATACAGAAGGCGAAGCATTCAAATCATATTATTGTGGAGACTGCGCAGCCAAGCTCGTTGCGGAAGACCCCACACGTTCGGTGAATCAGTTCTTCTCAGATACGGCAGGCAAGGAAATAGAGCCCGAACATCTGCCAGAATAGGTGCCCTAAGTTAACAGTAGTTAGGGCATCTAATGGAAAGTGTCAAGGCGCGAGCCAAGCGTCTATCAGACAATTATAATTTAACGATTGAAGAGTCTGACAAGATAGACGCATACCAGAAAAATGTTTGCTGGATTTGTGGGAGGCCCGAGCCCGTACTAGGTCGGCGTCTTGCCACGGACCATTCTCACCTGGATGGCTTAATTCGCGGCAGATTGTGTTCGCGATGCAACCCCCTCCTAGGTAAATTGGAGAATGCTTTTGTGCGCCTAGGTATGCACAAAATACCAGGCGTGCGGTTTGTTCAAATAGTTGAGAAGATAGCTGCATACGTCAAGAATCCACCAGCGACTGCAGCGTTAGGCCGACAGATATTTGGGTGGGCTGGAAAAATTGGTACGATTAGGCATAGAAAATATCTCAAGTTGAGACGCAAAGGTAAAGTAAAATAGTGCCCTAAGTCTGTAGTCACAAGGGAAGGAAACTCAAGAAATCATGACAATTAATAGCGACTTAATTGGCGTCGAAAAGAGAGTAGGTATATACCTTTCGGTCCATCACATTGTACTCTACGTCCTTCTAGCTGGAGCCCTCCTGACTGGAGTATATCTAGTCGAGAGTAAGCTCTCCTCCCTAGCCGAGGCGAAAGCTGCAGCCGCCGAGCAAGCGCTCGCCGTTGAGAAAGACCACTCTGCCCAATTGGCTGCAGCATTCGCCGCGAATGAAGCACAACGACAAAAGGATAATGCTGCGTTCATTGCGTCCATTACACAAATTCAAGCTCAGGCTAAAACGCAAGTCGTTATAGACCGCACGTTGCCTGTGAAAGATACCGGTCATCGCATCGAGGACTTGACGGGATTCAAGCAGGGCACGGTAGTGTTTGATAGCTCAGACAATTTGGTTGTACCACTTCCGCTAGGCCGAGAAATTGTTGCTCGATTGGACCAAGGCATAGCCGATGCGCAAACAGTAGTGAAGCAGGATAATGTTATTAAAAATCAAACAGCAACTATCGCCGACCAAGCTAGCATTATTGTAGAAGACAAAAAAGTGTTGGCCGCACAAATCGACACTGATACAAAGGTGTTGAATGCAGAGAAAGCAAAGGCCCGCAAGAGTAAGTTGAAATATTTTGGGGCCGGTGTAATTGTGGGATTTATAGGTAGAACAATTTTGAAACCATAATCAATATCCGAAGTCAAAGAATAGCAAGGCTATATAACGACACACGGAGAACAGATGAGTAAGCGATTCAAAACAAGAAAGTGCCCGGCATGTGGAGAAGTTAAGAATTTTCGCACGGACGTAAAGACTTGTGGATGTAAAGGCAGTAATCCATTTGCGGAAAAGAAAGCAGCGAAACCGCAAACCAAAATGGTCGAGTCGGTAACTAAAACAGATAGTACATTAGAGTTCAATCTTCCTTCTACTGAAATTCACACATTGGAGCAGTTGGTTGAAAAGTTCAATGTCGACCTGTCAATTTGGGAAGTGGAGCGCTGGGTAGCGAATAAGTGGGAAGTAGTTATGAAGCCACCCGCTTATACGGAGTTATTCACAATTGCTAAGTCCGCAGGCGAACAAGGCGGCGTCATCGAAAATGAGATTCCGATGTGGCAGCGTGACAAAGAAGACACGACGCCTTTGCATGAGAATCTATACCAGGTTAAGGCGTTCTTCCGCCGCAAGGCAAATATCGTTACAGCGAAGCAGGAGATGGCCGAGCTTATCGAAAAGGCTAAAACATACGCTCCCGAGCCGCCTCCAATTACTCGCTTGGTGCGCCATAACTCAGGCAACTTATTGGTTGTTAATTTGAGCGACCATCACTTTGGTAAGATGGCATGGGGGTATGAAACAGGCCGACAGAATTACGATGTTTCAATTGCGACTGACGTCTTCAATCGAGCATTCAATACGATTCTAGAACGTGCCAGTGCTTATAGGTTTGATGAAATTTGGTTCATCGTTGGCAATGACTTGCTGAATTCGGACGACCAGCAAGGTCGCACAACGAAGGGAACGGTGGTCTCAACGGACATTCGTTATACCCGTACAATGACCGTGGTGCGCAATATTCTCATCAGCTGTATTGAGCAACTGCGCCATTACGCTCCGAAAGTTAAAGTGAAGATGGTCTCAGGGAATCACGACCAATTCTCTGTATGGCATACAGGCAGTTCACTTGAGTGCTTTTTCCATAAGTATTCAGACGTCGAGATTGATAATAGCCCTCGCTACTGGAAGTTTGATGAATTCGGCAAGGTCATGATTATGTGGACTCACGGGGATAAGGGCAAGCGTAAGGATTATCCTCTTTTGATGGCTACAGAAAAGCCAGAAATGTTTGGTCGTACTAAGTTTAGAGAGATTCACACGGGCCATTTGCATCATGACCGCGTCGAGGAACAACATGGCGTTAAGGTCCGCACGCTGAGTTCGCTGGGTCCATCTGACCGCTGGCATGCAGAAAATGGCTATGGCGGCAATCTGCGAAGTTCGGAAGCGTTCATTTACAATAAAGAACAAGGACTCATCGGGACAATCATATATACGGACAATGATGATTTGATTGATAATGGTCAAGAAAGTCCAACGCAGCTGCCGGAGGGAAAATGATATTAGTAGGACTCGGAAATAAGGCACGACAGGGGAAAGATACATTCGCTCTAGCTGTTATGGATTATTATGGTGGTCAGCGAGACGCACAGCAAGTTCATGGTCTACCTGTAACAGCCCCCCGAGTCCAGCGTGTGGGTTTTGCAGACGAGCTTTATAGAGTTTGTCGAGAAGAGCACGGCATGGTTGAAAAAGACCCCACACTTCTTCAAAACGTAGGAGCTGAGCGTCGTTTGCAAGACCCTGAATATTGGATTAAAAAAGCGTTAGGAAAATTCAGTAATCACATGGATATAGGAATTATTACGGATGTTCGCTATCGCAATGAGGCAGATGCTATCAAGTCCCGAGGAGGGTACGTAGTTAATATAACGAGACGAATGAATAATGGCGCTCAGTTGATAGCTGGGGACCGTCGTGCTGACCATCCTTCGGAAATCGAACTCGACGGGTATCCGTTTAATTTTTACTTAGTGAACGTGGACGGGCACGAAGCACTTTTGGCCCAACAGGCAATCTGTTTGGTAGAATATCTTAGGGGGTTACATGCCCGATAGTCCGGAGGAAAAGAAGGCAGAATATCACGCACGGAAGAACAAAGGATTGTGTATTCAGTGCGGAATCGAAAAAGCCACGGACGGAGTTCTCTGCGAAAAGCATGGGAAAGAACGCACGGTGACTAACAGAACAAGACGAGCCAATTTTATAAAGTACAGAGACTGTATAGATTGCGGTCATAAGCTGGATGATAATAGATTAACTCGGTGTAGTGAATGTCTTTTGGTAAATTCTATTTCTGTTCTTCGTTTTCGCGAGAAAATGAAGCCCGAGCTTCTAGAAAAAGCGCGGGGCTTTAGGAAAAAGATTAAAGATGAAGTTTTTAATGCTTATGGCGGATGGGTATGTGCTTGCTGTAATGAGAGCATAAAAGAGTTTTTATCTTTGGACCATATAAATGGTGGAGGAAATCAGCAGAGAAAAATTCTTAAACTCGACAATGGGCACAGATTTTATCTATGGCTTAAAGCTAATAATTTTCCTCCTGGTTTCCAAGTTCTTTGTATGAATTGTAACTTTGGAAAAAGATATTCTATGGTTTGTCCTCATAAACTACAGGAGAAAACAAATGTCGCTGCAGCCTAAAGGTAAAGTGATTTGCACGTCTTCTGGCCGATGGGTAGGACCCGACGAAGGGGCCCCATCCATCCAAGATGCTGCGTCAGCGTTAGGTAAACTGTGTAGGTATGCAGGTCATTGTAAGGAATTTTGGAGTGTATTGGTTCACACGTTTGTTGTGGCTGATTTAACGAAAGCAGGAGCGAAGCTTTATTCCCACGTCCACGACACAACGGAATCCGTAATTAACGATGTGCCGACGCCTTTTAAAATTCCTACCATGAAGGAATTGGAAGCGAAGATGTATAATCGCATCCTTCGAGATTGGAAGTTGCCACATCCTGAGAAGCATATTCTTTTGCAGGTACACCAAGCTGACTTTGATGCGTTACTTGGAGAAATTTGGACTATCGGGCCACCGGGATTAAGAAATTTGAAACAATTTAGAAGTAGGAACAGAAAGGCGGAGCGATTGGTTAAATACTATCAAAAGAAATATCCACCGTCAGATACAGTTCGCTCAAACGGCAGGGCTGTAAAAGAATTTATCAGACGATATGTAGAGTACAGAAAGGAAATAACAAATTGAATTTGCCCGAGCTACTGAAGAATATTCCAAAAATTCCGTTTCGTCCTTACGATGCTATTAATTTGGGAGCTTTTCTTATAGCCAATACAAAAACGATTGACTATTATCAAACGCAGGAATGGAATGGTGATACGTATGTGATTCTAAAATGGCCGCACAAGGTACCGGGATTGGTGGTATTGCCGTGAGTATTAAATCTTTCTATGTGATAGGGTCTCTTCGTAATCCAGAAATAGTTTCTTTTTCAAATGCTCTACAAGCGGAAGGATACGAAGCATTTGCGGATTGGTTCGGCGCAGGCCCGACCGCCGACGACTGTTTCAGGGACTATACAAAAGCTCGTGGGCTATCTTATAAAGAAGCGCTTAAGACTTATGCAGCCCGTCATATTTTTGAGTTCGATTTGAAGCATCTTTTGCGATGCGATGCGGCGGTAGTACTCATGCCAGCAGGTCGTTCCGCAAATTTAGAACTAGGATTCGTAAGAGGCCAGGGTAAGCCTGGGTTTATTGTGTTTGATGAGACCCCGGAGCGCTATGACATAATGACGCAGTTCGCTTCAGAAATTTTCTTTTCGCAGCAAGAATTCTTTGAGTATTTAAAATCTAATAATCAGTAAGGAGAACAATCGAATGGGAATCCAAAACACGGTATATGCAACAATTTCATGTGAAGGTCCTGAGTGCAAAAAGACCGTCACATTCCTCACGTCAGAAGAACAAGTGGTGCTGTCTCAGCCCGAGAATGCTTGGGTTCAAAAGACAGCACGCGTTGTTACCAACCTAGCGCCAGCTCCTGGCCAGCAGAAGCCGATTCCAAGGCTATATTGTTCCGATGAATGCGAAGTCAAGGCAACTGCGACAGGCATCCACAACGTCCCAGAGCCCAAGCGCATTGTCACTGAGCCAGCCTCCGCTGCCGCTGTAGCTGCAGCCGCTGCCGCAGCCCAACGCGCCGAACAAGCAACTGCCGCTCTTCGCGCTGGTGGTCCGGTAACACTCGGATAATTCGTGGACTACCTTATCACATTTATTTTCCACATAGACGAGAGGAAGCGTCCTGAAAACTTCCCTCGTCAGGTGCGGGATTTGGTCATGATTACATCCGACTCCAAGCAAGGGCTCGTCAACGCGGTAAACACCGAATCCGTTAAATACATTCGCATGCAAGGTGTCTCTGTTCGTAAGGACCCCTATGCTGCGGAAGACCCGAATAAGCTAGACACAGAACGTATGTTTGTACCGATGCATATGATAACTCACTTTGAAGCGGAAGTTAAAACAGTGACAGGAGAACAAACCGTTATTGACCAAACGGGATTGGCGTCATTCCCGAGCGGGAAGGAAGTGGTGAAGCACTGATGCCTGTTATTTTATCGCTAGACTTCGAAACGTCTGGATTGGACGTCATAAACGACCGTGTGATAGAAGTTGGAGCCATATTGTTTTCCACCGGTCAACAGAAGTGCTTAGAGTCAACGGGGTTTCTTGTACAATCTTCCGTGCCAATCACTGAAGAGATTACAAAAATTACGGGGATTACCCAAGCCGCTGTTGACCGGTTCGGATATGACCCAGCCGACGCGCTAGAGAATGTTTTGAGTTTAGTGAATCAAGCAGATATGATTGCAGGTCACAATGTCTTAAAGTTCGACAAAAAGGTTTTGGATAATTGGGCTCAGCGTCAAGGCGGTACAGTACCTGAAAAACTTTGGGTCGATACCACTACGGACCTTCCTGGGGCAAAATTTGGAACACTTAGTCATGTCGCTGCTGACCACGGATTCTTGAATTTATTTCCACACTCGGCTTTGGCAGATTGCCAAACAGTTGTCAAATTATTGTCAATGTACAACATCGAAGAAGTAATTACTCGGGCAAAGAGTCCAACATTAGTTATTAGGTCGCATCAAGACAGAAATAATAACGCAGACGCCAGTAAGTTAAAGTTTCGATGGAATCCTGACCGAAAGGTCTGGTGGCGATTGATTAAGGAGATGGACCTGGAGCAATTCAGTAAGGACGCCCCATTCAGTATTTCGATTTTCGATAAACAAACATCAGACGAACTTCTGAATTTGTGAATCGATTGTAGCTAGATAAATCCACAGCGCATAGCGCAAAAGGGAGTAAATCATGGAAATCACATCAGGAAAGAAGTTCGAGAAGCCAAAGCCGGGGAATTATACCGGTACGGTCATCGATATCGTTACCCTGCCAAACGTCTCCTCGACGTACAACGGTGTAACGACGGTTCAAAATAAAATCCGAGTCGTTTGGACCATTGGCCCAGCGTATCCCGGACAGGTCTATCTCACGACAGAAAACAAGCCATTCGAAGTCATCGGCACGTATAATGCGAAGCTGATTGACAAGCCGAAGAAGTCCAAACTTTGGGAATTGCTTGAGCAAATGCTTCAAGCTGCACCACCGCTCATCAAAAACGATGAAGAGTTGGAGCGCTTGATGCTCGGTCGCTCGAATCAGTTATTCCTCGTGGCGAACGCTAACCCGTCCGACCCGAATGACCCTTACATTAACATTGCTGGTGTAACACCTTTGGCCCCAGGTCAGGTTCCGCCGCAGGTTCCTGCAGGCTTTGTGCGATTTAAGAATCGTACGAAGGAAGTAGCCGGTCAGAACGGGCAACCCGTCCAGACTTATGCTACCCCGCAGGCAGCTGCAGCTGCTCAACCAGTCCCTGGTACAGCACCTCAGTCCACAGCAAATCGCGTCTCCTTCTAACCCTCAGACCACGAAAGCCGGTGAACCAGGCTTGACTTCCACGGGGAGAGACCGTGGTAGAATATCTGAGGTCAAATGAATTTTCTAGAGCGAGCACAATACACAGCTGGGAAAAGTGTACCCGTAATCCGCCTAAGACCTAACTCCAAGGCTGCGATGGACACGGGTTGGCCTGAACTTGCTACAACGGATATCGAGACATTAAAGCGCTGGAATGATGAATCGCCAGATTCTAATTGTGGCGCAGTTGCGCAAGCTAAGATTGGCGGATTCTTTTTCTTCGAAGTAGACTCCCCGGAAGTTATCAAGAGAATAGGTGAAGAGACAGGTCAAGAAATTCCTGAAACTTTTCGCGTTCGTAGTCGCGTCGGTCGCGGTCATTTTTATTTCAAGCAAACAGCAGCATCAATTGCGATGGGCAATCTATCGCAAAGCTACGTCAAGCACGGAGATTGGTCCGCTCGCGTAGACGGCGCTTACGTAGTTAGTTCTTTCTCCCTTCACCCCCACACTCAATTACCATATACTCCTCTGCGCGAAGAGCCTATCAATGAATGCCCCGACTGGCTTATTGCGTGGATGGTCTCGCAAAAAGTAGAAAAGAAATCAGAAACCGTTGCAGAGATTAAAAAAGATTCCTTCGGATTGATTCCCCATGGGAGCATTCACGGCTATATGCTCCATCACGCTGGTAAGTTGCGCAACCAGGGGCTCAGTGTCGAAGCTATTGAAGTTGCGCTCTTAGATTTGGTTCATAAGAATTGTGCGCCGCCAATCGATGACTCTAAAGTTAGAGCCATGGCACAGTCGGTTGGTAAGTATATCCCCGGGCAAGATGGCGCAATTCTGTTTACGCAGCCAGCACCACAAATAAACGTCCAAGAAGAAGTCGAACTGCCAACCTTTGAGAATGAGCCTTATCCCGTATTCCCCGCCTATGTTATGGAAGGCACTTCGCTTTATGAAAATTTTGTTAAGCCCGTCTGCGATAAGAATTCAAGAATTCCTTATTTCATGTACTTACCGGCTTTAACCATTCTTCTCAATTATATCGGCCCCAAAATCAAAATTAAGCGATTTGGTGGTCTGGAGCCATTCCGAGGCAGCATCTACGAAGTTTTGATTGGCCGCAAAGGCAAGACTAACAAATCTAGCTGTATCAATGATGCGAAGAATTATTTCAACTATATTGGCTGTTTGCAGCAACACAGCCGCGATGTCAAGAATGCCGATGCGAAGACCCTCGCCTTTACTATCGGTTCGGCAGAGGGTCTGGGTATCGAAATGCAAAAGACGAACTGCAAGAATGCCCTTTTGAGTTATGATGAACTATCACAGTTGGTTAGTAAAATTGGCATCGAATCCAGTTCGCTGGCGTCTGGTTTGCTTCAAATGTATGAAGCCGCCCCATTCGCAAATGGCGTGAAGTCGGGTAAGGAAAGCTTCTCATTGCAGCCCGACACTTATTGCACCAGTTTAATAGCTGCGACCACCGATAGCAAGTTTGCCGAATTGTGGTCGAAACTTGCTGGGTCCGATACGGGGCTCGATGATAGATTTATGTTTATTTTGCAACCTGAGATTCTGCCTGAGCCGAAACTGAAGACATACGTGAACACAATCGAAGGCTCTATGCGGACGAAAGTGCTAATCGATAAAGCTATCCAACAAGCAGAGTTCGCCTTCGAGGATAGCGGCCACCCAGGCCTGCTAGAACTAAATGAGATTGAAAATCGTTTCGCCATCCGCGCTGAAAAGTGGGCTGTAGGAATAGCTATTGACTTAGGGCTCGATATAGTGGATGATGAATGCGTAGCTCGTGCCGTCGATATCGTAAAGTATGAAATGGCCGTCAAGCGCTATCTGAAGTCTTACGAAGCCACCACCCGTGAAGGCGAGATTCAAATGAGCATTCGCCGCGTTTTGGAAATGGCTCGTGGACGTATGGGTAAGCGTGATTTGGAACGCAAACTGAATGCAGGTCGCCATGGTACAAGTTTGTGGAAGCAGGCCTATAAGGGTTTGTTGCTAGACGGTGTATTCCGCGAGGAAGGTGCAGGAACCAAGTCGGACCCTATCGTGCTGCAACTTTTGAGAAAGCGTGACCTTTTTGAGGATTAGATGATTTCAACTTGGCTAATTTGGAGCACAGCGTCCGTTTTGTTCAACATTGCTAACACGGTGAACAGCCGTGCGAAACAGTCTCGCAGTTGGCGCTGGAACGCTTGGAGTAGCTTCATAGTAGGCGTTCTCTTCTTAGCATCTATGACGGGTGTCGGCACCGAGATTCTAACGGGCTCTCGTTGGGCTACTGCACTAGCCTTCTTGATTTATGGCGTAGCATCGGCTATTGGAAGTGTGGTGGGGCAAGAAATCGTTCTTCAATTTAAATTCTTTCAGCATTTAGAGGAGCGCAAAGATGGTTAGAGAAATTCTATCAAACGCACGCGACGTTGTAGAGCTTGCTCTTCTTTGGCGCATCTGGGTCGATGGTAGAGCTATTAGAGCAATCGAGGCCGCATCACATAATCTCTATATTCAGTATTTTGCCGAACGTAAGGAAGAGCGAAAGAAGAAATTGGAGCAGTTAGCACAAGCTAGAGCAGCCAAGGCAGCAAAGAAGACGGAGACGCCTGCAGCATGAGGATTTTGGAAGCCGACTTCGAGACTTTTGGAACCGTTGAACTACGCGGTCAGGAATCCGTGGGAATATACAATTATTGCTCCCATCCAGATACCCGTGTCTTGATGCTTGGCTACAAACTACCTGGTGACCCCAACCGCAAGCTTTGGAAGCCCGCTTTAGGTCCGATGTCTTCTGAACTACGAGCAGCCTTGCTCGACCCCGATGTATTTATCCTCGCCTATAACTCCGCCTTCGAACGATATATCTTCCAATTTAAATGTGGCATTACAATACCTGCGAGTAGGTTCATTGACCCCCAAGTCAGCAGCCGCTATCTATCGATGCCTGGAAAATTGGAAATGGACTGCAAGATTTTGGATATGCCAGCGGAGCTCGCCAAGGATGCTCGCGGCGAAGAGCTGATTGACTTGTTTTGTATGCCGCACGTTGTCAAGAAAAAGAAAGTGGAAACCACTGTTGTCTACGATTGGACGACCCACCCAAGAGAGTGGGAAGAATTCGGAAATTATTGTCTTCAAGATTTGGTCGCTGAGGCCGAGCTACTACGCAGGCAGGAAATTCTTCAAGCCTACCCACTGCCGCCGTTCGAGCGAAAGCTTTGGGAGTTCGACCAAAAGGTCAATGATAGAGGCTGGCCCGTAGACGTTGACTTCGTCCGCAAGGCATATAAGCTAGCCGTTCGTTCGAAGCAAGAAGCATTAGACCGCCAGAATAAAATTACTGGATTGGAGAATGCCAACTCCACGGACCAATTGAAGCCGTGGCTGAAGGCTCGCGGCTACCCCTTCAATACCCTCCGTAAAGAAACAGTCGATTCAGTTCTCAAAGACCCAGACATTAAGCTTACTCCTGAGGCTCGTGAAGTTCTTGTAGCTCGCAGGGAAGCTAGTTCCACATCCTACCAGAAACTTTCAGCCATATTACAACGTGTTAGTCCCGACGGCAGACTTCGTGGGATGTTCGTGTTCATGGGGTCTCCTCGTTGCGGCAGGTGGGCTGGCAGTGGGGTGCAGCCACACAATTTTCCGCGTCCTGGTATCGTAGGCGAGGTTAAAGATAAAGACGGAAATGTAATTGAAAAAGGTCACGATTTCGAAGACTTGGATGTCGTCCGAGACGCTCGCAGAATGATTCTGCTAGAGGATTACGAGGGCATTAAAAAGAAGTACAAGTCTGTTTTGCTCGTAGTAAAGTCGCTTTTGCGCACCGTGTTTGTGGCTCCCGAAGGCGAACGTTTTAATGTGGCTGATGAAAACGCTATTGAAACTCGTGTAGGAGCGTGGTTGGCTGGATGTGCTGATTTACTTAAGGTCTTTGAACCTCTCCCAGGTAAACCCAACGGTCGAGACCCATATCTAGATTTTGCCACGAAGATTTACGGCATACCCAATGAAAAGTTGGAAGCCGATTACGCCAGTAAAGACCCCGCTCGTAAGAATCCAGCCAAACGTCAACGTCAGATTGCCAAGCCTGGTGTGCTGGCCGCTATCTATCGTCAATCAGGCGGAGGTTGGGGCCGCGCTAAGAAGGGTTATAAAGACCACGGGGACGATTGTAATGCTAACGATACGTACACTGAGCAAAACGGTAAAATGAAAAAGATTGGTAAGAAGTATTGTCATTGCGAGACTATCTACGACAAAATCAAGACCGGCCTTTGGGGCTACGCCGATGGTATGGGCGTACAGATGGAGCAAGAACAGGCTGGAATGGTCGTGCGAATCTTCCGCGACGCATATAAAGAAGTACCAGAGTGCTGGTATGCTTTTGAAAATGCTGTAGCCGATGTAATGAAGGGCACGAACACCATTCGCAAGGTTGGACCGAACGGTTGTGTTGTAATCGATAAACTTATCGTCAATGACACGCGAGAAATTTTGCGTATGCGATTACCGTCTGGCCGATATCTTCATTATTTGGATGCTCGATTGGAATCTTGTAAGATGCCGTGGCAGAAAGACGGCGAAGACGTCTATAGAGATTCACTTGTTTATGCTGGTATCAACCAAGATACCAAGCAGTGGGAAACGTGGGTGCAGACCCATGGAGGGCATGAGTTTCAAAACGCTGTCCAAGCCATAGCTCGCGATATCTTGGCTGTTAAACTTTTGGAAGCAGAAGAAAATGACATGCCGATTTGTGGACACGTACACGATGAAGGTGTGGCTTTGGTCCCAGACGACCCGTTCAGCCCGAGCGTGAAAGATATGGTTCGAATGATGAGTACTTCCGTTTCTTGGGCCCCGGGCCTGCCGTTAGGAGCGGATGGATTCGAAGATTCAATGTACCATAAATAATGCTTGACAAACATTCAGCCGTATGTTACAACCATTGAGACTAGTACTTTGGTACCAAAGCAGGAGAACGCATGAACTTAAATATCGCCACAAATGAGCAATTGGACGAATACCGATTAAAGACCGCCGCGATTCTTAAAATTGACCCTTTTATGCTCGATTATATCTGGATGTCAGACCCCGAGACGGGGTTGAAGAATCGCGTTCTTTACGCCAAGCGGGGGGCAGCAGAGGTATTGCGCCAGAACTTAAGCATTAGCGTAGAGAGTTTGGTACCGTCCGTCACTCAAGATGGTTTGCTATCATTTCAAGCCACCGGCAAGGATAAGACAGGACGCCAGGAGATAGCCGTCGGTTCGGCCTACCTAGATGGTTTGAAGGGTGATAAGAAGGCCCATGCGGTAATGACGGCCCAGACACGCGCCGTCCGCAGGCTCACTTTGCAGTTCGTAGGCGGGGGCATCCTAGACGAGACTGAGGTTCAGTCCCAATCAGCCCTCCAAGCCGCTCCAGCAGCCTCGGAAGCCACCCTAGCGGGTAGTTCTACGGTCATACCGCCGCCGACAGTGGCTCCCAGCGTAGTCCCCGGCAAGGATATCACCCCGGACCCGACCGGCTTGAGTGTCGTGTGTCTTGATTGTAAGAGGCCGCTGTCTGACCACCCATTGGTCAACAGTGAACGTGTTTGCCCTAAAGCGAACATAGAACCGGCAAAAACATCGGCAATTTTGGAACATTCTGTTGCACAAAACACCCCGAATCAGGGGGATTCGTTACAAGAAATAACGGACAATCGGGAGGACTTTTCGACTCCTGAGGAGCCAACCCGTCCACGTACCAAGCGTCAATATCGTCGCAAAAATCAAGTTAATATTGCGTCGCCCGGGCAGGTTTCACCAGAACCACCTGTTTCACTAGTTGTTGAAAAGCCACCCGTTATTGAAACAAAGACTGAGTATCATGTTCCGCTTCCACCGCATGTTGGAAACAACGTCGTTGTTATCCCTGACCCCGCTTTGAAGGATGTGTCAATACAAGTAAGTGTTGCTGCGCCAACACAAGTTCCAACTCCTGCCGTCCCTGTCTTATCTAAAGAAAAGCAAGACGAATATCGCGCCCGCTTATCAAAATATTATAATGATATTCTGCCCCGAGGCGGCATGCAGTCCTCCGAGAACATCGGGGGCCCAACTATGAAAACGAGAAAATTCGCGGCTATCCACACAGGCGTCGCCGACACCAAGCAAATGACTGAGCAACATTGGGAAGATTTGTTTGAGTTCTTGGATTCGCATGCAAGCAATCCCAAATTCCTCGTAGAATATATTAATCGAGCCCTTGGCGTAGCGTGATTCCCTACATCCCCAATCCAGAACAGCAGGCTTGCATAGACACTACTGAAGGCAACCGCGTTGTCATAAGTGGTCCGGGCAGCGGAAAGACGGCTACTCTTCTTCGTGGATATCAGAATACTTTGATGAAAGGCGTGCATCAAAAAGACATTCTTAACTTGACTTTTACAAACGCCGCAGCTTCAGAAATGGTGTCTAGAATCGGTCTCTTAGGAGCAGAAAACGTCTTTAGGACCTTTCATTCTTATGCAATTGATTTGCTCAAGCGGGAGAGGCAGTATTTGCCATTTAAGGTTTGCGATACTATAATTCCTGTTTACGGAGAAGATTTTCAACTCTATAAAGACCTGCTCAAAACATATCCCGCTATTACGAGTTTTCGTTCTTTGAGAGACCGCATAGCTGAGTGGAAGTGTTCGTGTATTGAGCCCGAACAAGCCCTGCAGGAAGCTTATCATCAAGGTGCGGATTTTTTCTATGCTTGCGCTTTCAGAGACTATGAACGTATTATGCGGTCGCAAGGCTGGTTGGATTTCGACGGATGTATCGTAGAAGCCGTGAAGCTACTTGAGACTAATCCAGATGTCCGAGAAAGGAATAAGAAGAGATACTTGGCGGTCGACGAAGGACAGGACTGCGATGCTCGACAGTTCAAACTATTACAGTTAATATACGATGGCAACATAGTAATTTATGGCGACGAAAATCAGTGTCAGCCTCCTGGGACTCTAGTAACGGCTATAAGAAAATTAAAATCAGTACACGGAGATGCTGTAATAGAGCAAGTTCCTATCGAGCGTTTAAAATCGACAGATAGATTGGTTTCATGGGATAGACACATCAAGGGAATCCGCTATGGCATAGGTCGAAAATTTAAACGGGCGTCCAGGTATTTTCAAGGGGAATTGCTAACTATTCATTCAAATGGAAATAAAACAAAAGTAACTCCGAATCATTTTATCTGGACTAAGTTTAATAAAGAAAAATTGAAAACGAGAACTCATTTCGTTTATCTGATGTGGAAAAAACAATTAGGCTTTAGGGTAGGCACGAGCAGTCTGAGAACAGCTAGCGGGTCAAATCAAATCTCTCATAGAGGATATCAGGAAAAAGCAGAAAAGATGTGGATTTTGAATCTCGTGAAGTCTCGTTCAGAAGCGCACACGCTAGAGGAAATATATTCTCTTACCTATAGAATTCCAGAAAGTTTGTTTCATCCATATGAAGGTTGTTCAAAATCCAAAGAGCAAATTAGCCGTATTTTTCAGGCCGCTGACCCCGAAGGTGGTTTTAAGCTCCTTAAAGATAGAGGACTTCTCTTTGAATCTCCTCTGGTAGCGTGGAAAAAACGTAGAAAACACTTAACCAAATTTCACGGCTATTTTAAAACAGCAGCTGCAAATCTTCTTCCTGAGATTATGGACCTTCCTACGGATGTCATTTATATAAGTGCCCTGATAGATAAAATAGAGAAAGAACCTTATGCGGGCCCAGTTTATTCACTTGATGTAGAAAGAGACCATACTTATGTGGCGGATAATATTCCTGTAGGTAACTGCATTTTTGAATGGAGGTCTGCTCGTCCAAATAACCTAACAAACTTCAATCAAAAATTTCCAAACTCAAAAACCCTGTATCTCGGTCAAAATTTTCGCAGCACCAAGAAAATCGTAGCTTTCCTTAAGAAGATTATACCCGTTGATAATGGGCTCGGCAGCCATATGTTTTCTAATAGGGAGGAAGGCACAGATGTTCTGTTTACCAAATTTGATGATGACTTTCAAGAGGCGTCTGTTGTATTAAGTCGAATTACAGACCCTGACAACTCGGCTGTGATTGCTAGAACCAACAGGCAGCTTCTAAACTTCCAAAAGGTTTGCCTAGGGCGTCAAATTAAATCTAAGATTCTAGGTCGTAAAAACTTGTGGGAACAATCCGAGGTGGCGCATTTGCTCCGCGTTGCCAAGACTAGGGAAACAGACCTACGACCGGCCCATACAGTATTGGCTGAACTGATTCAAACTGAAAACCTGATGTTTCTATATCGCAACGCAGGTAGCCCGAACGAGAAAAGTCCAGTTGAGAATTTAAACGACATCGTAAAAATGAGTGCCAAACGAGGAACAACCGCAGAATTCCTAACGTGGCTTCGAAAACTTACATATGGCTCAAAGGCGAACAAACGAAAGTCTGAACCAGTTCTCAATTTAATGACTGTACACGCCAGCAAAGGCCGAGAATTCAAGCACGTTTATTTGATAGGCGTCAGCCAAGGCCTTCTTCCTCACAAAGATGGGGAACTGCTAGAAGAAGCACGAATTCTATTCGTGGGAGCTAGTCGTGCTTGCGATACTTTGGAACTTTCGTTTTCAGGTCCGCGCAGTCAGTTCCTCAATGATTTCCAAGGAGAGATAGTCGATTATGGTCAAGAGCATAGACAAGAAACCAACCGATGATAGGCGCGAAAGGAATCTAGCTATTGTCGAGCGCTATTTCATCGGCAGCGATGATTCGGGTCACCAATATGTCGTGCCAATTTATCGCAAGATTGAATTCGATGAGTGGAATGAAATGAGTACGGAGTCAGAAGACTTTAATCCAGATTTGTTTAATGAATACAGACTAGACGGCGGGTTGCTTACTTTTACTGACCCGAGGGTGAACTAATGGCCTACCTCTACGTTAATGCACGCGGAAATCCTTGGCGTAAGCACTCATATAGCGCCGGAAACACGTACGACCAATGCCCTAAGAAGTACTTTCTTCAAAAGGTCATGGGCTGGCGCGAACGAGACAATAAAGCTCGCTTCCAACTAGGAAAAGCATTTGAAACGGCCATTCAGCACCACCACGAAAACAATGGCACGGGTGCTATCGAGCGATTCGTACAAGAGTGGACAGCCCATAAAGATAACAAGGAATTGATTTATACTAAGGTCGAGAAGGATTGGGCAACCTGTCTTCGCGCTGGCATTGAAGCGTTGAAGCTTTACATAATCAAGCAGCCTAGCCTACCAATTCCGATAGGCGGGCAGTCAATCTTTCAACGTGAATTTTCAAAAGAGGTATTTCCAAATGACCCAAACTACGGAGAAATTGAAGACGCCGGAAAACTTGATATCATTGCCTACGTCGAGCCCGAGCATCCGCTTCTTCCTAAACTTAATTGGAAGCCTGAATATGGACCCCTCCGCCCCATCATCGTCGATATTAAAACTTCTGGAATCGATTTTCCCGAACAATACGGGCTCGCAGCGTACGACGTACAGCTACGACGCTATTCGTGGCTTAGCGGAATACGAGATGTCGCGCTACTGGTATGGGTCAAGAAAGGGCATAGCTTGCAAAAGGGTTCCAGCGTCGCATTACTTGAAGACGCCGGTCAATTTAAAGCAGGCCAAGAGTTAGTAGTGGCCCAGATGGATGGAGAAGAAGCCATTTTGGTCGCGAACGACTTCATGATTGAAGAAATGGAAAAGGCACAAGGTAAGAAGCCAGATGGCAAGACGGACCAAACCAATGCCGCCAAGGCCCGCAGGGATATTTGGCTCCAGCAGTTCGGTGTCAAGGTACCCACCGAGATTCTTACTAAGCAGCGCATTCAGTTTAACGCTGGCTATGTTACCATCGAATCAGCTAATGAGGCTGGTATGATTGCAGCACGCCAGATTACAAACATTGTCACAGCTTGGCATACTAAGCAGTGGCCGAATTCGTTCGGCATCCGCTACCCCCATGACGATAAGAGCGACCCATACTTCCGCGCCTTCATTTTGGGTGATGAAGCGTACAGAGACCAAAACTTTACAAAATCGGATGAGGATTCTCTCGACGATTTATTTGCCGACCACGGAGACGAAACCGAATGACCACAATTAAATGCATCATAGGAGAGTGCTCTACCGTTCTACAAACGTCGGAGCCTGTTTCTCCAAAGGCAGGATATATTTGTAAGCTTCACACCGAGCAAGAACAAAAGGTGTTCTTTCAAAATTGTCAATTCGACCCCAATATAGGCGAAGGCACCAACCCAGTTAATTACTGGCGAGGCCGACCGTTTATATACAAGGGCAAGAAAGGTCGAGGGTTTAAGACTCCCGGTAATACAGAAACGCAAACTAAAGCCGCCAAGTTTGCTAGAAAGGCTAAGGCCTCCGTCAAGGGGCACGAAAAGGAAAAAGAAATCCTCGAAGTCTTGGGGGTAAAATGAGCAAAAAGTCCGACATCCTTAGACGAGTGGTAGACGGCACTTTCGTTGGTGGTGGGCACCAAGTCGTCAAGGCCCGACGTCAAGAACGCAAGACTCCTGAATGGGCTAATAATGATGGCAAGATAAGAGAATTTGTCACTCGCGCTTTCCCGAAACTGCCTACAAACACTCGACAGCAAGAAGGGGCTCGCCGCTGGGTTCGAGTCGTATACTTGTATTTCAGGATGGGTTATACGTATACCCAGACAGCCGAAGAGATGAACCTAACGGCAGGACAGGTCCTAGGCATCCTCCGAAACCTTCGCAGGGCAGCTAAGGGCGTATGGGCTAATGGGGCTGGAAAACACGGGCTAAGACGCCCCGGTCGACCGGTGGTTAAAAAAGTGCCCTAAGATTATAGTCCTCGGGAAGTATCGAGAGGCCCAATGTCCGTTTCTAGAGTGCATAGTTGTCCACAGCAGATTAAAGTAGCCGAAGGTAGATTGGAGCCGCCATCAGGTAAGTGCCGATGCCGCAAGTACATAGGCATTAAAAAGGCCACCGAAATGGTTAAGAACGGGGAGGCCAGTTTTATAGTCCTCGGCAGGCAGAGGGAAGGCACGGATGCAGTCTGCCATTTGTGCAACGGCGATAAGGAAGTTAAGAAGTGCGCCAATTGTTTTGGCAAGGGCACAGAACCCGGGACCATTATTAGGGAGGATTATGGCAACGACATCGTATTAGTTAGTCGGCCACCGGCGGATAAGAAAGAGAAGAAACGGAGTTCAGCGCTTTCTATGCGAACGCCTCGTGTGGCCACAGTGGAATCAGAACATTTGGAGTTAGCCTTTTCTGGAGCAGTAGAAACGAAGATTGTCAATGGCAAGAAAACGCGAGTGTGGGTCAACCTTCGACCCGAAGCGCAAGCCGCTCAAGATAGGATTGAAGAATACGGACGGTTGGTCCTGGATGCTAGAATGTTCGTTGGGCCTAATCGGATTCCAGCGATTAAGGTCGAACCAGAAAACGATGCAAAGACAGGAACGGGTAGAGACTACGACTATGGGAGGGCAATTTAATGAGCGAAGAAAATCAAGTACCCGAATTTGAACCGCCGAAGCCTACAGCTGGTGGGCTCGTTGCATCTGTTCTAGCATTGGAAGAAATTAAGCGTCGCTCATTCAGCGGACGTCATCCCGAGCTAGGGAAGATGATTAAATGTCAAGTCTGCCAGAAACGCCATCGTGATTCTATTAAATGTGAACAGAAGTTTGTAGAATTGTGGATTGAGGAAGATTTAGAAACCGGAGAAAAGACGTCAATTCACGCTGAGTTGGTGCCGCCAAAAGGACGTAGAAATTTAACTTTTAAACAGACTTATGGAGCAGCTGTTGTCAAAGGCAAGCGTTTGCATCCGCATCCCAATAGTCGCAACCTTCAGTTGATTGAACAAGTCCGCGCCTTGCTCCCGGATGAATATGATGAAAACGATTTGAAGAAAGCTCGAACCCGCGCACGTAGGATTCTCGCAAACAGATTGGGAAGACACGGATTCCTGCCGCCGGTTTGGATGAAGCAAGAGGCACAAAGTGTCAAATCTGTCTGACGTCTCCATACTTTTGAAGACGTTTTTACGTGATGAAAAATTATTCGCATCCATCGATGCGATTCGTCGTAATATGCCTGAGCTTCACATGATAATTGTCGACGACGGAGAGCAGACAGAAGAAAAGGATGGAATTTATGCTGACTTGGTCAGGGAAGGACACAAAGTCATCATCCTCCCATTTGATAGTGGGTTCGGCAAGAAAAGTAACGCCGGAATTGCAGCGCTGGTTCGTCCGTACCTACTTATTTCTAGCGACGATTTCAATCATAGTCCTAGTAGCGTTAAGGTGGGAATTGAAAAGATGTTGGCAGTTCTTGACCGGAACCCGGAATTAAGTATTGTAAGTGGTCGATTGGCTAATCGGGGACCGTATGAATTCTATCTAGAAGAGAAGGACGGCGTCGTTAGAGAAATTCCAGCGCCGAGCGCGGCAGAATTTTTTATGCTTCCTCTCGATTTTGATTATCTCCCTTGCGATGTTACTGTAAATTACAGCTTGATTCGCCGCAACGTATTTTGGACGGAAGGTTGGGTAACAGGAATCGACGGCCCTTACTGGGTAGAGAAACCTACTCAAATAGGCTTTGATGACGAAGAGATTATCGGCGAGGGGGGCCATGGTGCATTCTTCTACGACGTAAAGAAAACTGGATTGAAAGTCGGTTGGGTTCCTGGCGTAGAAATCAGCGAGCAGACTGGGCGAGATAGCGACCGCTACCGACAGTTTAGAGCCCGAGCACACGGGCCGAGTAGGAAGTGCTTTGAGAAACGTGGAATTAAGAAATGGGTTTTGGGTTCAGGACAGGTAGACTACGACGTGACGAAATGATGGCTTGGTGGTGGGCGCATGACGAACGTGGTGAGCAGTTATTGAACGCGCAAGAAGTTTACACTGATATGATATCGTATCCGAGAATTAACGAACGACAGATATTGATTGAAGCAATTGAAAATTGGTTAAAAGGAGAAATCAATGCTTAGACCGTTATATGACCGAGTTGTGGTGAGGCGAGTTGTCGAAGAAGAGCGTAGCAAAGGCGGGCTTTTCATTCCAGAGCAAGCCAAGGAAAAACCGGCGCAAGGCGAAGTCCTAGCTGTCGGCAAAGGCCGTCGGCTGGAATCGGGTGAGTTGATTGCATTAGAAACCGCTATAGGAGACAAGGTTTTGTTCGGCAAATACAGTGGAACGGAGATTGAACTCGACGGAGAGAAGCTTTTGATTCTTCGAGAGGATGAAATCCTAGGCGTGATTTAGTGGCGCACGAAGACATCATCGGCAAGCACGTCCACCTTTTCGCGAAGCCCGAGAACTTTACTCCACCGACTAACAATCCAGATGATTGTGAATGTGGCGGATATAAAAGTGGCGGGAAGAGTCGAACGCTGATTGCTAATTGTCCTTGCTGTGATGGCGTGCAAGTGTTGGTTGAGGGTCTCTGTGATTGTGATAACCCTAGTTATATCAAACTTCGAGTAGTACTTCCACCTGATAGTACAATGAGAATCAGACGGATAGAAAATATGGAGAAAATATCATGAGCAAGAAAGAAAAACCACAAATAACAATTCAAGTTGGCAGTGTTGTTCAACTCAGAAGTGGCGGTCAGAAACTGACGGTCGTAGGTGCAGACACCTTCAAAGGTGTTATTACCGTGATTTGGGCAAGCAATAACGGCAACATCGGGAAAGCTGATATTCCCGCTGCAGCTATCGTTGTTATCAAGGCGTAGCATGGACCTGATAATCTATCACAATAATTGCCCGGACGGCTGGTGTGCTGCATTCATTTGTAAGATGAAGTGGCCGGAAGCAGAGCTGATGCCACTCAATCACGGTTTGTTGCCTGAAGCGTTGGAAGAATTGTTTAACTATGCGACGGGCAAAGACGTAATCATGGTCGATTACTCTCTTCGCACTAAAGAGTTAAACTATCGATTGAATGCGGTTGCAAAGTCTTTCCATATTTATGACCATCATAAGACCGCACGAGCCGTACTTGAAGATGCACCATTTGCTACCTTCGATATGAAGCGTTCTGGTGCTGGTCTCGCGTGGGATTATTTATTCGGCGCAGATTCTGATTATCACAAGCAATTAAGCGTATATAATCCAATGGCCGACCCAACTATGCCAGCGATGAAACGTCCTTGGTGGGTGAATTATACGGAAGACCAAGACCTTTGGAATTGGGTGCTTCCCGGCAGCCAAGAGATAAATGCATTTTTAATGGTACAGCCGCGAGAAATGGATACGTGGAAAAAACTTATTAGTACCAGTGTAGACAGCGCCTTAGACGAAGGTTCCGGCGTTCGCCAATACATCGAATACTACACTCGTTCTGTGGTTGCGGAAGCCAAGAAAGGCGTGCTGGTGTTTGAAGGAACCAATCATCGTACAGCGGTTCTTAACATTCCATATGCTGGGGTTAGCGAAGCAGGTAATGCTCTTTGCAAATCGGGCTATCCTGTCGCGCTTCTTTGGTTTGAACGCGGCGATGGTATTACTCAATTCTCTCTGCGAGGCGATGGCACAGTAGACGTTAGCGCAATCGCAAAGTCATTCGGTGGCGGAGGCCACAATAACGCCGCTGGTTTTCAGGTATCTACTAAAGAAGGTCGAGATTTAGTCGACAGGGTTCTTGGACGAAATGTTTAAGCTTAAGAAAATAAAACCGGCTCTTCTACGTGGATATGAGGATGGTATAATTCCGCAGTTTCCTCACTACGACCCCCGAATTCTTCATGCTCCTGGGGAGTGCGAGTTTTGTGATAAACACCCTGATTGGCAGTTACTTCGTAGAGCTTGGAACGTTTGTTTTACTGGGTATACCCCGGAAGAAAAAGAACTGCCGTGTCCCGCAGACCACGCACGAGGTGATAGTCATAAGCAGTGGATTGGGAATGTAGCTAAGCCTGCTCGTTCATCGGGAGGTTGCATCAAGTGAAGCTTCTAATTGCTGTCAAATCTTGTCAGCGCGACCTTAAACTCGGTTTCCACGATGTAATTCGCGGCACCTGGGGCAAAGACGCCAAGGCTCTCGGTATCGACGTTCGGTTCTTTGTTGGCGCGGAAGCAACGCCTTATCAGTCGGACGAAGTTCATGTAAAGAGCGCGGACGATTACAATGCTTTGCCGTATAAGACTCGCGAGATTTGCCGCTGGGCAAATGGGAAGATGCTAGATTATGTTTTCCTTTGCGATACTGATACGTTTCTTCGCTTGGATACGATGATGGCATGGTATGAGAAGATAAAGCTTAACAAATACGACTACGCGGGTAAAATCTCGCAACCTGTGAATAGGCCTTTCCGTTATGAGCACACGGGGCGTGAGGGGCAGAAGGAATATCACGAGCGTTGCTATCCGTGGGCATCGGGCGGTTTCGGGTATTTTCTAAGTAAACGGGCGGTTCAAGAAGTGGCGTTTGAGCATCCGATGAGTCAATGTGAGGACCTTTGGGTCGGGCAGGTAATTGGGAAGCTCGCGGCAGCCGGTGAAATGTCTATCTTGAGTACGCCAGCCAATGAGTACTCCTGGCACCACCCTCAGCACGGAGAACTCTATTCGCTAGAGCCATTGAAGGCATGGCAGGAGAAGATGTACGCGGAGCACAAAGCTTGAAAGTTAAACTAACACTTGCCGACATTAGAGAAGCTAAGAAACAATTAGCATCCAGACATATTGCACCTAATAAAGATGGAAATTACTTAGGCTACTCGGTTCCTCGGTTGGAAGACGGTATAATTTGGTTCGGCTTGTTGGCTTGTATGCATCCGTCAACCTTCTTAGATATGTTCGGCAAAGAACGGTTCTTAGCAATCAACGCGGACATTTCAAAGAGAAGAATTCAAAACTACATTAAGAAATGGGAGAAGTCGAAGTGATTGTACGATTGACAGGTGGATTGGCCAATCAACTATTCATGTACGCATTTGGTCGCAGCCTGTCTGCTCAGCGAATGGAGCCTCTAAAATTTGTATGGTGCCGGTCCACTTGGGACTATGCGTTGGATAAATTTAATTGCCAGGTAGATTTGGTGAATCCTCCAATTCATAATCCAATTTATGAGGAGAAGACATTCGCATTTGACCAAGGCGTTTACGCAACACCAAAGGATACGTACTTTAGAGGTTACTGGCAAAGCGAAAAATATTTTATCGACCCAAAGAGTTTGCGAGAAGAAATTACGCTGCGATTTATTCGGCCCGAAGTTGCCTATATGGCTGACTTACTACGTAATCAAAATAGCGTTTTCATTCATGTTCGCCGAGGCGATTATTTGAACCCGGGCACCGCTGCCTATCACGGCAACCTAGGACATGCTAGCTTACAAGAAGGCTATTACAAGGACGCGGTCAATTACATTTTAGAGAAGGTCAATGACCCGAAATTCATTGTGTTCTCTGATGACCCTGAATGGTGCCTACAGAACCTACCGTATCCTGTTATCAATTTTGAGCATCACGAGGACCTTTACTTGATGAGTCAGTGCAAACATGGAATTGGGGCCAATTCAACATTTAGCTGGTGGGCCAACTGGCTTGGCGAAACTCCAGATAGAATTTGTATAGCGCCGAACAGGTGGTTCAACGCTGAAGCAGATACGCGGGATATAATACCCGAGAGGTGGACAAGATTGTGACCCGAGACAGCGATTATTGCAAGCATGGAAAACAAAAGAGTTTTTGTCTAAAATGTGGTGGCTCTCAGATTTGTAAACATAATCGACGCTTAGCGTACTGTATAAAATGTCACGGAAGTCAAATTTGTAAGCACAGGACTCAAAGACGACAATGCAAGGAATGTAGTGGTGTAGAAGGTTGGGCTAAGCATCTTATTGTGGCAGCTAAACAGCGGGCTACTAGAGACAAAGTGCCTTTTAATTTAACTTTTGAAAAAGATGGAGCATATTTAATGAAGTCTCTTCAAAAAGGCTGTCCCGTTTATGGATTTTCTTTTAGTCGCAAAGGTTCTAGAAATGACAGCTCAGCCTCTCTCGATAAATTTTTGCCAATATTGGGATATGTAACAGGAAATATTTGCATAATTTCTTGGAAAGCTAATAAAATAAAGAGCGACGCCAAATGCTCGGAAGATGTAAAAGCTGTGGCTGATTGGATGAAGAGCGTAGAATTAACGAAAGTATAGTTTAGTTCCGCAAAAGCTAACGAAAAGATTTTTAGGCGAGGAAAGAATAGTGAAAAAAGCATTAATTACAGGAATTTCTGGACAAACAGGAAGCTACTTAGCAGAACTTCTTTTACAAAAGGGTTATGAGGTGCATGGAATTATTCGCAGACATAGCACGCCTGCAACTAGTAGAATCGACCATATTTTTGATGACCTTCATCTTCATTACGGTGATTTGACCGATGCTAGTTCCTTAGACAGTATTGTCGGCGCTGTTCAACCAGAAGAAGTCTATAATTTGGGCGCACAATCCCATGTGAGAGTGTCCTTCGATACGCCCGTCTATACGTCGATGGCTACAGGCTTAGGCGCACTGAATTTGCTCGAAGTCGTTAAAAGATATGGAGGAAAGTTCTATCAAGCTAGTAGTTCGGAATTGTATGGTGGTATTTATGGAGCCGCTACACACGAGACTGTACCCTTTCATCCTCGCTCTCCTTATGCCATCGCCAAACAGTTTGCATATTGGAATACCGTAAACTATCGGGAAGCTTATGGGATGCATGCAAGTAATGGCATACTTTTTAACCATGAATCACCTAGAAGGGGAGAGACCTTCGTCTCAAAGAAAATTGTAAAAGCGGCTGTTCGCATAGAAAGAGGATTACAAGATAAACTCTTTCTTGGTAATTTGGACGCCAGGAGAGATTGGGGATTCGCAGGAGATTATGTCGTAGCAATGCATGCAATGTTGCAACAACCAAAACCTGACGATTACGTCGTCGCTACAGGAATCGCACATTCAGTCAAAGACTTTCTAGACATTGCATTTGGTTATCTAAATTTAGATTGGAGAAAGTATGTAGAGATAGACCCCCGTTTGTATCGTCCAACCGAAGTCGATGTTTTAATCGGGGACGCAAGTAAAGCTCGTAGGGTTCTTGGGTGGGAGCCCAAAGTTACTTTTAGTATATTGGTTAAATTTATGGTTGAATCAGAGCTGGAGTCGAAATGACGCCGGAAGAACTTATCGCCTTTGAGGAAGATATCGCCGCTGAATTCAACGCAGGCAAAATTCATGCCCCGGTTCATCTTTACTCTGGTGGAGAGCGTGAACTAATTGAAATCTTCAAAGATATCAGACCGCAGGATTGGGTGCTTTGCTCTTGGCGTTCGCATTATCAGTGCCTTTTGAAAGGCGTACCTGCGGAAGAATTAAAAGCCAAAATTATGGCAGGTTCGTCAATTGCGCTCAATTTTCCAAAATATCGCATCCTTTCATCGGCCATCATTGGCGGCATTCTGCCCATCGCAGTTGGACTCGGTATGGCGATTAAGCGAACACTTAATGCGAAAGAAACCAAGGTCCATGTTTTTCTAGGTGATATGACGAGCGAAACGGGAATTGCGCACGAATGCATCAAGTACGTTGAGAATTTTAATCTACCTGTTTATTTTCATGTTGAGGATAACAATATTTCGGTTTGTACAAACACCCGAGAAAGTTGGGGTTTGGCGAATGAGTGGGATGAATTCGACATCGAGGCTCAGCACAAAGCCATTTTTTCAGACCACGTAACTTATTTTAGATATAAAGCGGAGAAGTACCCGCACGCTGGGAGTGGCACCCGTGTCCAGTTCTAATTTACGGTATAAAGATGAATTGACTCGCGCCATGACTTTTTTGGGTCAGGATAAGCGAACCATTTTCCTAGGACAAGCCGTCGCCTATCCGGGCACTGCTATGACAGGTACTTTAATCGATGTTCCGAAGGCTAAGCTGATTGAATTCCCCGTAGCCGAGGAGATGCAGCTAGGTGCTTCCATTGGGTTAGCCCTGGATGGTTTTGTGCCCATAACTATCTATCCTCGCTGGAACTTCCTTTTATTGGCCATTAACCAGCTTGTGGGCCATCTAGATAAACTCAAAGCCATGTCTCAGGGCGGATACCAGCCGAAGGTCATCATACGCACAGGAATAGGCTCCCAGAGGCCCCTGGACCCGCAGCACCAGCACAAAGGCGATTACACAGACGCTATCCAGGCCATGTTAATTAACACGGACGTGATAAGACTAGATGAGCCCGAGCAAATCTTCCCAGCCTACGAAAAGGCCTTGACACGTACTGATGGAAGGTCTACTATATGTGTGGAGTGGGGGGACTATTATGCCGAGAAGTGAAAGAACAGCACCCGAAATTAGGTATGTAGATATTCGTGACTGTCCGAGTGATTACTACTTACGAACAGGTAATATTCTGACATTTCGTCTATTAATGACTCAGAAAGAGTTGGAACAATTTAAGAAAGATTGGGATATAAATGACGAACAGGCTTGACATCATTTTCGAAGACGCCACCGAA